AATCATTCATTTAGGGTTGCTCCTTTTCATATCTAATTGTTCTAATGCCTTCCATTTTTCGACTCGTTTTAAGACCCAATCAAAAAATGCGGGTGTTGAATGATGTTCATCTTCTAAATCTGAAATCATATTCTTGAGATCATAAATAATTTCATTCTTATGATCATGTATCCAAATTCCTTTCATTAAGGTTGCTCCTTTTCTATTTGTTCTCTTTTTTGGAAATCTTGACAGAGTCGACATTCATGATAATCTAATATATTTCCTTTTCGAGATTGATGCTTTTCTAACGTGCATTCACATACTGCATCCATGTTTAATTTTTCCATAGGCACAATCATTTTGGTTTGAGTTTTCCAATCATACACATATTTTTGAGCATGTTGGCATGTCCAATAATGTTGCTTTTGATAATAACCAATTGTGGTGCATAAAAAAGCTCCTCGACCTTGTTTAGAATCATATAACCATCGAGATCGCAATTCATTATCTTCATCCCAACCTAATCCATAACGACAATATCGAGTATCAATATCGAGAGTATATTTGGCTCTGATTTCGTCTAAATCGTTGGTTTTAAAGTTCTCTTCTAATATATTCATATCAATATCTTCTAATCCCACTTTGCCTTTGAAATGCAATTGGTGATCATATTCAAACATAAATTCTTTTTCGTTTTTAGTCATAATTTTCACGTCCTGATTCGATTCAAAAAATTAGGTCTCATGCTCCGTAATTTTGGTATATTTGTTTTTCTTATTAATTTTCATACGCTCAAAGAATTCCCATAAATGCATATAATCATTCATATATATTTCGATTAATAATTTCTCTGCAGCACAATCCAATAATTCCACATGACATTCAGTCGAATACCCTTTAGGATTAAGTCGTTCAATTTCATTTAAGAAATAATTACATGCTAACAAGGACTCTTTACAGCCCCCTTCATAATGTCCACAATAAAACCATACCGTATATCTCACATGGGGATAACAATCTTGTGAGTCTCGGCGTTGAATGATAAAACCACTGTTGTGTTGTCCAACATGTTCGGGAAAAATCTGTCGAAAAATATTAAAAGCATCTTTGAGATAAGATTTTACTTTTGTCCACGGGACAACGGTATAGCCATATTCTTTATGATGATAATTGGGGTGTATGTGTTGTAATGCCCAATCGCGATAATAGGTCTCTTTTTTCATTGTTGTTTTCTCCTTTCTATTAATTTAAAAAAACTATTGTTCATGCTCCGTGATCCGATAGAGATCGGTTAAGATGTCTTTAATCTGAAGATAATTATTCACATATCTTTCCAAAATCTTTACAATTGAGTTTAATTGCGTGAGATTCATCATTGATTCACTTCGTAAATTATATAAAAGCACCCAATCTTCATTAGATAAAAAGGGCATAATTTTAGAAATTATAATTACTTCTGATTCTAATAAGGTAATTTTATAGCGTTTCTCAATGTTCATTTAAAGTCCTCCGCTTTGTCTAAATACTCATGATAAGATTCTTCTTTTGATTCTTCAAATAAATCATCATCATCTTTTATAGTATCAAAAAATGGCGTCCAAGATTGAACTTGATTTTCTAAAAGAGTTTGATATTCTTCCCGGGACAAGACCACCTTAATCTTAAAATTCCGATGGTCTAATAACATTCGAGTTGCCGTTTCACAACAATGAATTGCTTCTTGTTCGGTATCAAATAAGCGTTCAAATTCTACCCAATCGTTTAACAAGAATTCATAGGTCACGAGCCACTGCACCATTATTGTTTCCCTCCATAGAGTTTCGCCCATTTTTGATAAACACCACATTGGTCTTTTCCAATACATATATCAAAAAAACAACAAACACATGGACTCAACACATGGGTATACCCGCAGTCACATTCCGCAATCCCTTGATAATAAGTTAAGGGATTTCCACAATCGGGACACTCGTCACTCATTTACATTCCCTCCAAATAATGAAATTGTTTTTCTAACCACCACTCTTTAATCCACAATCCATTTCCTTCTAACGGGACTTCCATATTCTCTAAAACTGATAAGGGTATCCAAATTGTTCGTTTATTATATAAATTAAACGCAATTGCACGAGGTCGCCGTGCTTCAATCTTGCCTATAATATATACATATTCATTCTCTTTACGAGGTAATTGAGCAAACCAATCATTTAGATTTAGCATTAGATTAACCCCCACCAATACTCTAACGAGATCCCCCAGTTTTGGAGGGTCTGCATCAATTCAATTTCCGATAAAAGAAAAAAGATCATTTATTGACAACCTCCAACAATTGCACCATCCCACACCGAATCTTTCCAGTAGTATTATAGGGAACCACAATAGAACATAATGCTTCAATTGGAATCAAGCATTTCCAAATTGGATTTGATCTTGAACAATTACCTTTAACCCAATCTAATGTTGCAACATTAATTCCACATCCACAATCATTGGTCGGTAACGGATTGACATTTTCGGTTAAAATAGATTGTTGTTCAATCTTCCAATTTGGATTTGGTTGATAATTTTCATGAAAGGTTTTATAACAGATTAATCCTAAATTAATCATTTCAAAATGGGTTTTAAGATATTGAATAGGATCAAATAGGTTTTCAGCCTCACTTAAATCAGCCCCACTTAAATCTGCCCTACTTAAATCTGCCCTACTTAAATTAGCCCCACTTAAATCAGCCCCACTTAAATCTGCCCTACTTAAATCAGCCCCACTTAAATCGACGGTATATCCGCAATCGACACAAATTAATTTCCACAAAATTTGAAAAGTTATCATTAATGTTCCCACTCCTTCCGGGTAATAATCCGATAACCGATATTTTCGACACCGTGTTGTTTAATAAATTCAATATAGATTTTATTTCCGTTGACTAAATCCGAATCGATATATTGATTACATTCGGGGGCGGTAGGATTAATCCCTAAAATTCCTTTGACAAGTAATGTGCGGAAATCATAAAATTTTTTAGCTTCTAATTTTTGAATAATTCTTCCGTCTTCCGCAAAGATTGCAGGAGATCCCCAAACCGACCATAACGAATGTCGTTTGACCATTCGCTTCCAATATTGTGCTTTTGATTTTGCCATAGTTTTCACCATAGAGTTATTTTAAAAAAATTAGAGTTTATAACACGCTTCGCATAAACAAGCAACATCATTTTCACGTTCATAATCATCATTTTCTTTCATAATTACTGCCGAAACAATATAACATTCCATTTCGGGAAAGATTCCTTTTTTACATTTAGAGCATTGCATAGTTTTCACCATGTTATCTGACCTTAAAAAAAGTCATTATAACTCAAATAGAAGACTGAATAAAAAAGGTAAGGCTTATAACTTATAGGTTGTAATCTTAGATTACACTTTATTATTCATAAAACGAATCTAATGGACAAGGATAATTCGCATGACAACACCCTAATTCATCGGCATTTATACATTTTGTATCTGGATGTGCAAGACAAGTATGCCCATAGATTTGACGACAATCATAACATACACCACCTTTAACAAAGGGATGTAATTCTGTTTTACAATATCGACAGTATTTTCTTTTCATAGATAATCACACAAGTGAGTTTTTAGATCGCAATAATTGAAATCGTAACAGGGGTTGCTTGACTAAATAATGTAATTGGATTGCTTTTTGATAATTTGTTTCAATTAAGCGATTATTGGGATGTGGGGGAGTCGATTTCCAGTTTAACGGATTATTGATATATGGATAATTTAATAGTTCCATCCCAAAGGTTGATGCGGAATCCGAGAGATAGATGTGTCGATAGGGATTATAATAAGTATCGTTAGAATCACACATCTTAAATTTTCCCTCGCATTTCTAAATCTGGAATATGGTCTTTAAAGACTTCCACATACAATTCGTAGGGTTTAAACTCGATATAGGGATAGAGTTGACAAATCTTATAATAAGTGTCTAATTCGGAGCAATCAATGACGTAAGATTTGTGTTTGGTTTGTGGATTATAGGAAATCCGTAAATTAATAAAATGGGAGAGATCTAAATGGGTATTCTGAAAAAAAGGTAATGTCCCAAATCCGCTTAACGTAATCTCATTTAACCAATGCACCCGAATCCACATGACTTTAAAGTGCCGTTCGAGTTCCGAACTTAAATTATAAAAAAGGGTTTTAAGATAATCACTCATAGGATTTAATGCCACACTCCATTTGTTTTACATTCAATAACCAAAACGGGTTTATCGGCATGATTTTCTTTATCACATTGCTTACAGAACCCGTTATGGATAAAAAAGGTCTTAAGACTAATCTTTTTATGACAGTCACCGCATTGGGGCATTTTTAATCATCCTTATGCTCACGGGGGCAATACTCTTTAGCGTCTTCTAAATCGATCAGATCTAATTTGGCTTTGGCATATTTGCAAATTGCTTCGTCAAAGTTCTCAAAGAAATCCCAAAGATCTTTTTCTTTATCGGTTTGTAAGATTTCTATTGCGCGTTCGATAATATCGTCATTCTCGATTTCAATATCGAAAGTTTGGGTGGTTTTTTTCATATTATTTTCTCCTGTTTGATCGTAGATTTTAATTGTTCTAATTCATGTTCTAAAAAAAGTTGGGCGGACATAATATTTTGTTTGAGAGTAGAAAGTTTTTCATGGTCTTGGTTCAGATCATTAATGGATTTATCAACCATTGTGTGAAAATGTTTCATTTGGGATTCCAACCATGCAACCCGGTCATCTAATCGATCTAATCGTTTTTCCAGATAGGACCGTAATTGATTATATTCGGGAGTTGCATCTACATAGGTTTTATAGAGAAATTGGTTTTTATCAAAATCGGTAATCCGTTCAACGAGATAATTTAAAGATTGAAAGAGAATATGGATATGAGTATTTTGCATTTCCATGATTTGATAAGGGGTCTTTTCTTCGATTGTTTTTGGACCTAATGTATGAACCCGTATATCGAGGGGAATACATTGACTTTCAAAATACCGATTCACATCGTATTTTAATTCAGATAAAAGACTCGCTTTCAGATTCTCGATCAGATTGATTGGTTCCATCATTTTCCCTCGTTTCGTTGCTATATTCATACACAAAATCTAAAAAATAATAGTTCGTGTCATTCAATAATTAAACCACCGTTGTTGGTCAAAGGTATGATATTGTCCATCAAAATATTTATCGCCGCTTTCGGGAATAAACTCTCGTTCTAACACTCCATTATGAATTTTTAATTCCCCATTAGAAAAAAGTTCTAACGATAAAATCGATGAACGATATTGATAGCCGTTTGGTTTTTCATAGGTAAACCAAAAATATGGATTGGTAGATGAGTTTGTCATATTAATCTTTCCGAATCAATTTAAACAATTCACAGAGGTGTTTATTCGGGATAAAAATATCGCTCATCGGTTCCATCTTAGAATTCAATTGAATCGGTTGATTAAATCGAAACTCAATCCCCATTTCCCCGTTTTGAGAATCAATCCGCAGAGATTCAATTTGGAGGTTCGCTTTGGTAATGCCCATTATTCCACAACCTCCCATTCGAGTAAATCATAAGAATCTCTTCCTATTTGTTCTAAAATCTCTTTATATTTTTCAGCATCGGTTTTATGTAAAAAGATTTTTTCAATGTGTTGTTCATCGGAAGCACAATGAAAGGAATCATTATTACTAATAATATAAATTTTCATTAGATCAACCCCCGTGCCAACATATACCGCAATCCCCATGCACAATCTTTGGGAGTCCATTTCCCGTTCGAAGCTTTTAACATAAATTCTAATCGGTCGTCTTCTTTAACGTTAGTTCCTTTCATGACTTCCGCCATCTTTTCGACCCCTTTGACCATATTAATCATCAATTTAAAATAGGCCAAATCCACTAAATTCATTGCAGGGGGATTTTCGATCATTGTGCAAGCATCATGATACAAGAGAGCTAAGCGATCTTTTCTGTTAATTGGATCATTGCACAGATTTTCAAATTGCTCTTGAATTTTCGCTTTCAATTGCGGACAAATCGGGTCTAACGCAATCTCAAAAGCAACAATATTTTGATCAGTAATCACCAATTCTTCCGATTCTTGCAACCCTACGGACGCAAACCAATCTTCCCCAATCCGAATAAAATTCTCTTCGGTTAACAACGATTCATCGGTAATGGTCATGGTTTGGAACGGCCACGGTTTAGTAATCTCTTTTTTGATCGGGAGTTCCGGTAAAGTGACTCTTTTAGTTTCATTCAAGGCTTTCAGATCGGGTTTTTTAGTTTGTTTGGTCTCGGATTTCTTTTCTTTAATTGGTTCTTCAATAATAGGTTCTTCATCAATAACTTCCACATGATCGGGAGGTGGTGGTAATTCCGCAATCTTATCTTGTTTGATTTGTTCGATTTCTTCTTTGGTAGGAGGACTAAAATTCACAATCTCGGTTTGAACGGGTTCTGCATAAAATTCGGGTTGATGTACTTCGGAAACATCCACTTCTTTCATTTCGAGATCTTCTTCTAAATCAACCACTTCAAAGATTTCTTCGACGACGGGTTCTACAATCGGTAAAGGAGCGGGTTTCGGGGCTTCGGGAATTAATTGAGAAATAGTAATTGGTGCGGATTCTGTTTTAGGAACGGAATTAGTAAAGGAAGTCTGAATCGAATCCATTTCGTAAAAACCCGTATCCGTAATGGTCATGCCGTGAAGACACCCTCGATCTAACGCCCTTATCGCAAAACTATAATTGTTTTTCGCAATCATATTTTGCTGGTTGTTGTAGCCTTCCCAATTTTTATTATTCTTTTTGAGTAAACCTTGATCTTGAGCATCTACAATTGAAAATTTAAATAAAGTCCACGGTTTGCTTGGATTCACACGGACATTCATTTTATGGATAGTATTCGACATTTCAATAACATCAAATTGAGCATAGGGATGTGCCGATTTAAACAGTGACATCGCGGTATCAATTCCAATTCCTAATGATCCTTGAATCATCATGAGTTCATTAGCGAAATCTTCGGGAATCCCACGGGCTTTACAATAACTTAACCGAATCGCATATTCATCGCGTTTATATTGTTCATCACTTTCTTTGCTTTTTGGAACGGGCGGAAAATGTCCGTGATCCATATAAATTTGAGCGACATCCCGATATTTGTAAAACGACGGTTCTAATTGGGCTTCCACGGCTGCCACTCGTTCCTCAAAATCATCTATTTTTGGTTCTTGTTGTTTGGGTTCTTTCATCATTGATTTATTCCCTCGATTTCATTCCATTCATCTTCTTCGGTACCATCTTCGGTTAACATTGAAATTTGGTCACACCAATCTTTAATGGTATTAAGTCCGCGAAGTTCAATCATTTTTTCTAAAATGGTGGACATTCCACTTTCATCTAATTCGATAACCAAATTCTCATCTTTTCGATTTAATCGTAATAATAAATTTGGTCCATGTTGTCCCAAATACATTGTTTGTGCTTTTTGATCTTCATTCATTTTAAAATCTCCTGGATCGAATTAATAAAAAAAAGTTTAGGTAAACTCGATATGATCAACCGTGCAAGAATATTTGTAAAAAGCATTTTTATTATATTTAATTTCAGAAGTGAGAATAAAACAATAGACTTTATCAATATTCTTATTGTTCTTCTTATTATATTCGGCTAACAGTTGATCGGTAAGTCCAATATTTTTTAGAATTTCTGTTGAATCACAATAACTTTTAACTTGATTAAATTCAAATTCATTATTGGCATTAATTGGAATAGGATTATCTTCAGCATCATTTTTATAAACAATTTGTGTGTTTTTCCAAGTATTTTGATAATAAATAAAAGAACCTTTTGTTTTCTTATCATTATATTCAACACCACCTAATTTTAATGAAGGTGTATTGTCTTCTTTTATTACATCACGAGTTTGTCGTTTCATGATGGTTTTACCTTCTTTATCTTTAAGTTCATTACCTTTTTCATCTTTTTTAGGTTCGGTAGTTTCATACCATTCTTTTTCATTTTCCATCATCACAAACCCATAATACAATTTTCTTCCAAGAAATGGATTAGGAAACATTTGTTTAATCGAAAGGGTTTTTCCGGTAGGTGTATAATCGCGCCATTTGGCGATTTGGGGATGTTGGATATTCATAAAAACCGTATCGAGATCCACATACCCTTGGGTTTTTAAGACTTGTTTGACTCCTAAATCTTTCATAATAATCTGTAAGGAACGTTCAAAGACATTAAACGGGATTACTTTGCCTTCGGCGTTCTTTTCACCTAATTGTAACACGGGAAATTTGAAGTCCCGAAAAGCGGTTTTGGTTGATTCGGCAGCAGCCAAATCAGGATCATTGTCGGTCCAGAGTTCCGACGGTTTTAAAAAGTTCACCATAGTAAAATCTCCTATAAGGATTATATATCAATTAGAATTGTCAATAATAAAGTTCTATCTTATATTTTATAAGGGCCTTAAAATTTAAAGAAAAAAAGGATACCAATTTAATTATTTTTAGAAGTATGAAACAACGGACATGCCATCGTCTCTTTTAACGGTTGGATTAAGGAACAATGCTGATTAATCCGTGGTCGCACACATTCGGGATGTAGTGTTGAGGTAATGGTTTGAACTTCACAATCAATCACTTCTTCATGCGAAAATATACAGCGATTAAAGAATAATTTGGCTTGCTCATACGACTCACAACAAATCTTTAAGAGATAATTCCAATGACCCGTTAATCGATAAACTTGTTGAATAAAGGGACAGATATGCGTATTAAATAACGAATCACCTCTGGTTTTCAGAAAGATCATCAAATAGACTTGGGATTGAAGTTTGTTCGAATTAAACCCTTTTTGAACAACAAGTAATTGGTTTTTGAGTAGATAATCAATGCGAGCAAAAATTGCGGGTTGGGATAATTTCATGATTTGTGCAAGTTGGGTATTGTTTAACATTGGATTATCGGCTAACAATTGGATAATCTGTTCGTTTTTCTGATCATAGTCAATCGATTTCATATTTAATCCTCCTTTTCTAACCATTTTTGTAAAAGTTCTTTTTGTTTTTCAATTGGAATCTCAACATTGACTTGAATTATATTACTTAATAAATCAATATATCGACGAAAAGATTCTACAATCGATTCGGCGGGATAATATGTCATATTTCCGTAACATCCCGCAACGTGCGTCAATTCATGGCATATAGAAGTATATTGAAAATTAATTAAGAAATTTTGACATGCACTTATAATTTCGTGTTCATTTTCTTTTTCAATTTTATTAATATAATCAAATAAAAAATGAAACGGGGTTAAATGTAACATATTTAATCCTCCTCATACATCGAATCCAAATCTTCTTCGACCCGTGGCGCTAAAAAGTATTGGATATACGATCCATTATCGATTTCCCCTTTCTGGATTTGATTATCGATTAAGAATTTCAAATGAATCGGACTTTCAGATTTTAAGCGAATTGAGACTTGATCACAAATCGGACTAATCTTTAAGATATTCTTGAGGAATTGGATTGCGAACGCCCCTTCGGTATTTTCTTCAAATTTCGAGAGAATTAACTCTTCGGGTTCCACTTCATAACTCATATCGCCCATTGTGCCTTCTGCCCAAAGTCGTAATTGTTTCTCATTGGAATGAATATTCAAGACATCAGAGAAAATCTCGGCGTCTTTAATCGCTTCGTCTAAAAGAGAGAGTTTAAAGGTGGCTGTATTCAAATAGGGAATTTCATCTAATTGTTCTAAATCGATATTTTCTATTTCTAAATCGATTAATGCCATACTAAATTTCCGGGCTTTCTTTGATCCTTCAACTTGCATTTCAATACCTAATTTTTTATCTTTGGGGTCATGAATCAAACAGATTTCATCTTTCGGACTCCCTCGTTTAATGATTTTCACGAGATCATTGAGATTCAACCCTAATTGATACTCGTCATCGGTATCAAAGATGAGAAAATCTTCTTTTTTCAGATGACAATCAAGTAAACAAATATGGGAGCCATCCATGCCCGTAATTTGGAGTTCTTCTTTAGATATCATTAACCGTGTTTCGGTTAAGATGCCTTCGACTGCTTCGAATAAACCCTTCACAAATTTGGGATTGCTAAATTTTAGTTTAAAACCTTTCATTGTTTAGACTCCTTTATGGATTCTTTTAATTCATTCATTTCTTCTTGTAAATCTTCACATTTGGCGGCTAATGCTTTAATATATGTAACTAATTCAACCGTCGATAAGTGGGTTTTATTAGTATTTTTAATAATTAATACTAATCATGTATAATCAATTAATTGATCTGTGTGCATAAACTGATCTCCTGATCGATCTCTATTTAGAATCAAAATATATAAAAAAACGGGTTATGAATTATAAGGACTTTATTCTTTATTTTTAAGTAAAAATTGGGGATCAACCGCTTTAAAACTGAGTCGTCCATCACAAGCCGAATCTGTTAATGTGCCATCTATGGCTCTTACGACAATTCCTTCTCGTAATACTGAAATATTTGAATTAACGACACTAAATCCATGTGCATATTCTAATATCTCATCAACTGTTTGATCTAAATAATATTGATCATTTATAATTGGAACCATAGGTAATTCTAATTGATTACAAATCGATTTCATTGCGTCTAATGAAAGATAGCGATGATTAGGAATATCATAGAGACTAAAGAAATGCATTTGATAATCAGTGAGTTTATATTTATTACCGCCAATTTTAGGACCAATACATTCGCCTTGAAGGGCTAACCCTTCTAATAATCGGTCTTCTAAATGATATTTCCAAGCCATTTTCCATTGAAAGGAATCTTCATTACAAACTAACTCTTGATTGCGACTACAGACACCAAAAACACCTTGATATTTATAAAATGTTAAGGAAGTTCCATCGACTTTTTCTGTCACGTAAAAGGGTTCATCTTTCCATCGTTGTAAGAAAGTTGGAATTGTTTGAATTCGTACTTCATCTGTTTTTGGAATAAACGAAGGAAAAGATCCTTTTGCATTCGGATTGGATACCACATCAATAATGGGTTCCCATTTAGTGACACCTAATAATTCTGTTACATCTAACCCATTAACTAAATTGACATTAGATAATTCAGGAAATTTAGGATAAATCGGTAAGGCTAATCCTTGACTAATTTGACCTTTCATTTTGACGGTTCGTAAATGATGGCGATCTTCGGCTTTCGCATTTTCATTAATCCAACTTAATGGAATAACAGAATCGATTTCAATATAGAGACATAAATCTCCTTTTTTAAATTCTCCTTTTCGAGCGACTAAATCCCAACCTAATACTTTAAGTCGTTCGATTTTATCGGCATCTTGAATAGGTTGAACATCCAAGACTTCTTGAATACTGGCTAATTTTCGCATAGTAGTTCACTTTATTTATTTTTTACTAAAAAAATTATTTAATTTCTAAAATCGGGAATTGGCACATTTTACAATTGCGGGTTTTTCCGCGTTGTGTGGTATCTTTGATGAGATTCGGTTGCCCGCATTTTTGACAGCGTAAAACTAAAAACTCGAAATTGGGCTTTTCAAAGACCTTGAGCTGCGGTAAACTTTTTAGGGAATGTAACAAATGGTGATGAATGGGAGTTATAGAAGAGATTTCTGAGCGAGCAATCAATTGATTTAACAATCCTTGAATCTCTAATGGATTACACTCTAACGGGATTTCCAGATTGACGATCATTTAACTTTCCATCCTTTTTCCTTTAATTTCGCTTCGATTTCAATTAATTTGGCATTCCACAACGCTAATTCTTGTTGTTGCTCCGTAAATTGTAGGCAAGTCTTCGGGAATGCTTTGAGTTCTTGATAGACCGCTAAACTGCGGGTCACTTCTTGGACTTCTTTGAGATAATCGGCTTTGGAGCAACAATATTGTCCTAAACAGACCAGATTATCGATTTGATTATTACAATCGGCATTTGCAATCTGGATGAGAATATTGTCGCAGTGTTTCAGTTCAAATTGATACGAAGTCATCTTATTTACACCTACAAATCCGTTTTTTACTGCCCGTATGTTTCCAGAACCAATCGTCTCCCCGTTGTTGTTCGTCAGGGGTTTTTTCGTGATAAAATTTTGGATCGAGGGTCAGATCCACATCGTCAATAATGGGTGTTTTTTCACTCATAGATGATTATTAGAATACGAATAAAAAAAGAGTGATCTTATATTTTATAAGTAGATCGGGAATTGGTTCGAAAGTAAAATTGGAAAATCCCAGTGTCCGAATTTAATGATTAGATTCCATAAATAATCTAAATTATATGGATTACGAAAATAGAGTTTATCCAAAACTTCATTACGCAAAAAATCTTTAACAAGCTCGGGAGGAACCCATCCTTTTTTAAAGACAAATCGTTTATTCCGTAAAGATGTTAATTCTTCTTCTTCGTAATTGATTTTAGGACTTTTAACAATTCCCGAATAAGATATAGTTGTCCAACCCGTCTCCTTATCTGTATTTCCTACTACAAATCCCAGACTGTGATCGGACGATGGATCAACCGCCATAAACCCTCTTGACGCAGATGAAGTTACTAATTGACCGGGATATGTAGGTGTCGATAATTTGATTTGAAAATTTTCTTTGGGAGTTACAAATAACGCAAAGTCAGTTGTAGACGAAACGGCTGCGGATTCAAGAAAGGGGTTTGTTATAATTTTTTCTTTAAATTCTTTAATGTAATTGGATTCTTTTTTAAATTCCCATTTCGACGACAAGCATGTATAAGTCATGATTAATTCTCCGTTAAATCCGTAAATCCATCAAATAATAATTTCGAAATATCTTCGTCCGATGGGGGGGCTTCGGAAGTTTCTTTACCAAATTCTTTAACTTTGAGACAAATCCCTTGATAGATATAGGTTTTTTCCTGCCCAACTGTAATTGTTCGAACTCCATTTTGATGGAGATATTGCCCGAAATATTTGACGGATAAAGGTTTCTCTTTCGAGACCGCCGATTCGCAATATTCACAATAGGCATCATATAACAAACTGGTGGGAATCGATACATCATCCCGTAATTCACACATATCCCGTAAGAACGAATAGACATTCGACGCATATTTCTGCCAAAAAGTTTTATTATAAGTTTCATCCAAATCTAATAACCCCGTAAAATCCGAATAATTGGTAAACAAATAACAGATTAATTTTTCTCGTTCATATTCTAAAACATCTTGCTTCCGGGTTAAATCCTTATTATGAATGTATGATTGATCGGAATACCAGCATTTCCATCGTCGACAAATTCCATCATCATAAGAATATAAGCGAGGAAGATAATTAGCCGTAACCCATAAATGATTCTTATTCTTCTTTTTGACGGGATGTCCAAATAACCGTCTTCCTGTAATATAAGATGTGGTGATTAAATGTTTTAAGCCTCCAATCACTTCCGATGCCCAATACGCCGACGATTCAATCTCATCACAATTCACAATCAAAGAATCTAAAATAATCCCATACATCACTTCCCGTTCGCGTTTGACAAACCCTAATGGATTATAATCCACAAAATGATCTAATCCCACCATATTTTGAAGGATTTCCATTAATGTAGATTTCCCACAATTCGATCGACCTAATAATACAAACCCAATTTGATAGGTAATATTATTCGTTAAGGAATAACATATTGCCGTCAGAATCTCTTCTTGAATAACGGGATCATTCGGAAACATTTGAGCAACATGAAATAAGAATAAAATTGGTTTCTCTTGCCAATCTGTGGTTTTTGGGATTTCATGAAAACAAAAATTAAACCCTTCTGTAAAATGATATGCTGAATTACAACCTGGTAAAAAACACCGATGTTTGAGATCATAATATCCATTTTGAAACGGGACCAATTCAGTAGGAATATTGAGTTTTTCAATAGTGATCACATTCTTTTGTTTTAAGCGATTATAAACTTCATTGCCATGTTTAATAAAAAATGTGTCGGGATACACTTTACTCCACCATTTTTCAACAATCGCGGTTACCTCTTCTTGGGTTTTGAGTTGATAATAAGACCCATTAAAGAAATAGGTATCTCCATATAAAGTCGCCCATTTTTGCGTTCCAAAAATGGATGTTAACGCATCATTAATTTTAAACCCTAAGGAAACTTTCTGATTCCGAAGTGAACTATCACACGCTTGAAGAGCGGGATCATCATCAGCCCAAAATTCCGAAGCGGTTTGAAACGGACTTTCCACCATTTCACTCACTCCGTCTTAATCACTTTCGATTGTAACCATTCATGGAATTTAAATCGAATAATACGGGAAATATTCATATTATGCTCTTGAGCGAGTTTTAAATCCGATTCGAATAATTCGACCATAAAGATTTTCTTTGGGGTTTTCGTCTCTAACAAGACTTCTTCAGAAGTCAAGACGGAAAGAAGGCGGGTTTGATATTTAGGATCAATACAAATTTCAGTCATACTATTCTATTAGTCAAACCTATATTTAAATTCTAAGATTAAACCTTGACTTGACTTGATCCTAACCTTTGTTCTTATGATCTTGATCTTGAGATTTTAGGGGATTCCTTCACCTTGAGACCCTTCGAAAAAAGGGTGGGGGAGTATTTAGGGTCTTGAAAATGATAATAAAATTAAAGAAAGAATTCCCGACACAAATCAAAAGCAAAATAAAAAATTAAAAAACAAAAATCCTTTTTTTGATTATTATTTTATAATGATAATAAAATAAATTCTTTTTCAAATTGTTTTTTCCGGATCTAAAATACTAAAAAAAACAATTTTTCAATAGTTAATTTAACAGGATCTATTCATAAAAATCTCATTCTCATAAATTTCTCATGAATTTATAATTTATAATGAGATAATTTAAATAGACTCTCTCTATAATATAAGTATACTCAAACAATTAAAATCAACGAAGGAGATTGTTTAAAATGACTGATTTAGATACATTATTTGATTCAATTAAAGAATTGAACGAGTTGAATCATTCAGAGAATATCAATGATCAACATTTATTATTAGATCGATTAACAGATGAAAAACGCTATCGGCTCATCGCGGCGTTTTTTGAAGCGAAGGCGGATCTGGTTAAGAAATTTAACGAATTACAACACAAACAAAAACAACTTGCTCAAATCGATGACATGATGCATGAATTAGAGATCTTTCGAGTATTTAAAGACGAGCTTTTCTAAGATAAGTTTTTTTTCTCAAATTCTTATAAATTATAATCTCATGATTTCTAATCGCTTATAACTCTAAATCAATCAATTCATTACAACCAAATCTAAGATATATTTATGATTCGAAAAACTTTGTATTTATTTCAGTCTAAATATTTTTTAAATGATTCTCGTCGAATTCAAGAAATCTGTTTAATTAAAAAAGGGACAAAAACATCTAAATTAATTATAAAAGAATCTGATCGATTTTTTGATGTTCTCTCTAATTGCTGTAAAAATCAATTAATTGAATTGATTGAAGAACAACAAACTGGGGATTGGAGATGGAATAAAAGAGAAGTTCGAATTATATAAAAAAAGGTGAAATTTATGGTACAAATTGGAATTATTTCAAACAGACAATCTTTATTGTCTGAAATTGATGAAAGATTTGAATTTGCAGTAAAACGAATTGCAAATTTATTTGAATTACAAAAAATGGAAAATCTTGAAAAAAGATATCCTGATCCGGTTGAATGTAATAAAATTTGGAATGAAATTAATAATGAAATTGAAAAAACGAGTAAGGAACGAGATACATTACAAGACATGTATCAAATGTTAATTCGAAATTATGAAATTAAATTTTTATAATCTCTATATAAACCTCGCTTTATTTTTTATAACTTTTTACCCTTGAAAATCCTATAAATTATAAGAGATTTAATTCCCGACATTATAATCTAAACGAGTGAACTTATTCTAATCTCATTCTAATACTCATATAGAGTCTTATGATATTACAACCTATTTGTTTAGTGAACTGGTTTGGTCTTTATTCTGACCTAAAAACTGATCTTTTACCTGCTGAAAAATCTGGATTAATTGAAGCTTTTTGGTGTGATCTTCAATCAATTAAATGTGACATTCGCTTTTTACAGATCAAATTAGGTTTTTCTGATCTCGCATCTTATCAAGCTCCGATTTTAGCTCGCATTGTAGAATTAAAATTGATCTTAAAAACAATTAGTGAAATCGGATTAGAACTTCTTTTTTAAATCAAATTCAAACAAGAGAACCTTAACATGTCAACACAACTCTATCGGATTCATTTTCAAAATCCCGTTAAATGGCGGGAAGATGTCGATTGTATTATTCGACCGCTCGAAGAAAAACGACAATTAAAAACCTTTATTCGAGATAGTGAAGAAAAAGGGTATTTAATCCTTCGTTTAAAGAAAGGATCAACCGATTTAACCAAATTAGAATCCTTCGAGAAATATAATCAACATTCTCAAAAATGGGAGACATTATTTGTTACTAAATTAAATCAAATCTATTATCTCGATTATATTCATAAAATCGAAAGGAGAAAGAAAAATGTATAATTACCTCTGCGATCCGGGCATTCTCATTCACAATCAAAAGATTAAAGGCTGGGTGATTTGCTTCATTAATGATAGCAATCAATTAGATCTCTATAAAGACCCTTATCAATATGAACTCGATCAGAAAAAATACAGTGATAATTTATTCTTTAAAACGCTTAAAGAGTTTAAAAACTGGTGCAAGCGGAACGAAATAGACGACAAGTATATAAAGAGAGTTTAATTTTTTCTATACTTTTCAAAAAAGATCATCTTAATATCTCTTTTTGATCACGAACCATTAAAATGATCAGAACCCACCAAAATGTAACTAAACCAACTAAACTTCAATACTCTTAATAAACTAATAGATGACGGATAATAAGATCCTTAATCTCACTAAGAACAATAAGAAGAAATTTTGTACTATTTATCTCTAATTACTATAATACTAAGATCTTCGAGATCCAAACTGACGATTGAAAAATGAGTATGCGAATCTTATTGTCCGTCAACCCTGGTTTTTCCCCTTTAGTTGGTTTACTTACAAAATGATCCATTCCGATCTTTTACATTCTTGTCATTTTTTCCTTTGGCTTTGCAGAAATGCAAACCCTTAAGAATGATCTTTTTCTCTATCCTCCTATGAATACTGACTCTATGAAAAAATCCCGGGCTAAATACAATTTAACCCATAAAAAAGAACGCGCTCAACATTCTCATGACATTCATCAACAAAAAAAAGCGCAAATTCATCAACAATATTATACAAATATCGCTTGTTCTCAATGTGGTGCAACGAATAAACGAATTATTTATCATCACCTTGACCCAACCTCTAAACAACGTGATCCTATTACCGCTTTTCACCGTAATCATTTAGAAGAACTTTCTAATTGTATTCCACTCTGTTATTCTTGTCATCAAAAATTACATCATCAAAAAAAATAATACAAAGTATTAAGTATTCTTATAGTCTTTATATAAAACATGGTCAAGGGGAAAGTCACGGATGAGACCTTACGGGAAATCGCGAAATATGAAGGTTATCTCGCACAAGGTAAGACCATTATTGAAATGGGAGAAATTGAACACGTCCCCAAACAAACCATTTCCTATAGGTTAAAGAAATTAGGACTAACCCCTAACAAAACCAAACAAGCTGAAGTGTCAAAAAAAGAGGTATTGGACAAGAAAAGTCAAAAAGAAAATTTAGACTCAATCAGTAAATCACGCCATAAAAATTCTCCTGGTTCAAATGATGAGAATAAACAATCTGATGAAATCATGGAGATCATCAAAACAGCGATCTTAGAAGGAAAGGATATTCCACCTAATGTGTTATATCTAATCGCGGTGCAGAATTTCACGGCGAATCCTTCCCCGCAGTGGTTCTCCGCGTTGCAAACGTTTATGAAAGATAAAGAGAAAATCGCTAAAGCAGATAATAAAGAATCAAACAAACCGCTGGTCTATCTCCGTCCGCCCAAATTTCATGCGAAGCAGCACGAAGTCGTGGAAGCGATTAAAGATCCTCGCTATAAACTGATTTTTGTGGAAGGGTGTCAACGTTCCGGGAAGTCTACATCTGTGTTTGCAGGATTACATGAATTGACATTGGAATCCCCCCGACCGTTACGAATTGCGTTGTTAGCGGGAAAAGGAGGAAAAAATGGGCGAGATGGGGGATCAAAGGGTATTTTAGCGGATGTTCTCCGGGACCCGATTTTAGATAAAGTCAATAAACAAGTGTTGGATTTGTCCTCCCGCACGAATGACACGATCAAATGGTATAATGGGTCTGAACTGGTCGCGATGGATCTCACGGTCGCTTCCATTAAAGGGGCGGATAAAGAAATCGTGTGGATTGATGAGTTAGATGTAGCGATTAGTGAAGGGAATGATAAACGGGAAGCGGTCGTGTCTGCCGTCAATACTATGCTCGCCACATCCGATTTCAAATTAATTCTTTCTTCGAATTTGGATAAAGGGCTTTACCAAATCTTACGAGACGAGATTTTCAAATTACAAGAAGAGTGTGTCTGTTCGATTTCTATTCGGAAAGAAGATTGCCCACACTTAAACAGAGAGGATATTGCTTCGAATTATCGGATTGCAAAAACTATGTCGGATGCTCTACTCGGAGAAGGCTTTGGGCAAATGCGACTCGAAGGAGAGATGACGGGGCAGGGGGATTGCTTCAATTTCGCAGCCGTGAATGATGCGTTCGATCGTTATACTCTTTATATGAGTATTATCAATAACAAATTGCCACCCATAAGATTTATGGCGATTGATCCTTCCGGCACAGGACATCCCTTCGGAGTCTTTATCGGAGCCTACGATCCCGATAAGGACGAACACGTGGAGATTGAATCGTTTGAGATTCAGATGGGTGATCCCAATACGCGAATTCAAGAGAAATCGAGTCCCCAACGGATTAATGAACTACTTTTAACGAAATGTCGCGAGAACGGGATTAAAAAGGTAGTCATCGAGTCCAATAGTGGGGGACAAGCGATTGCCATCTTTTTACGGAACTATGGAATACAAGTGATCGAGCAGAATTTTGGGGGCAAGCAGTGCTATAATTCTCGGGCTAATTATGTGACGCTCGCAAACTATCTACTCGATAATCGGAAGATCGTGTTAAAGAACGACAAACTCAAATCGGAATTAATTATCTATAACCCGTCAATTAATAAAGAAGAGTTTAAGGGGGACGTGGCGGATGCCTTCTTGCATTATTGTTGGATTGCCGTCGGTGGGATGACCTATTTAGCCAAAAAAGCCCGTCAATCCAACAAATCCCCAACATACACGAAATCATTCTGTGTGGGATAAATTGTAAACCTTTTTAAATATAAGTACAATCTATTTAAGTAATGAAAATATAGGTGTTCTTCTTGGCCAAGAAAAATACACAAACCAAAGCCCTTACCGTTAAACGGAACGGGACTGTAAAGAGAAATGCCAACCCAGCGACGGGGTTAGACTTAACCGACCAATATCAGTATTCTATGGGGCGGTATGTTGATCCGTTAATTCTCTATAAGATTCATAATAAAGCGAATGCCGAGATGCGAGAAGTGGTCGCCGAGGCTGATCCGATTGCGTCCGTGTTGACTCATCATTTCGCAGAATCCGCCAATACGAAAATGATTAAATTCTATGAATCGGATCAATTGGGGAGTCCTGAGATTCTACAAGATTTTCGATCAATGCTTAAACTGTTTAAATTCCAAGAGCATTGTAAAATGGTGATGCTCCGCGGGCAAACCCACGGTTGGTATATTGTGTATCCCTTTGTGGATGAGAATGGAATCCCGTTGTGTGAAATCTATAGCGAATATGAATGCAAAGCGGAATATATCAATTATGATCTTCAGAATAATATTCAGACCTATCTCGTGCAATTTATTCCTCGCGTCGGATTTAGTCGCAATACCCATCTCCGACAAGTCCGTCGAATGTTCCAGAAAGACCAAGTAATTCATGGGACGAGAGGAACGTGGTGCTATGGGTTTGGGCATTCGATTCTGGAAGCGGCGTGGGATGCGATTACCAAACTCCGAGAAGAATCGCATACCAATGCCTTTAAACAGAAGATCATGCCGTTTGTGCGAGTCCCGGACAATTGGGAAGATTCACAAATTGAAGATTTCATGAAAGCACTCTCTAAAATCGATCAAATGTCGGCGCTTGTGATGAAAGGGCATATTAATGAGAATACGGGGGAATATACTGATTTACCTGCAATTACATGGGCCACACCCGCGAATCAAACGCCCGCTAAACAGAGTCAAGGGTCTGGGGGATCGGTCTCTGATTTAAGTTCAGAATGGTCTCGTCTTACTGGTTCTACACGGAGAAGTGTTGCCTATTTCGTGGGTGGAGGAGCCATTAGTGCTTCGCTCTCTGCCGCTGCCGTCGACTCGCTCGATGATGTGCAAGCCGATATCTCCGATTTTAACCAATATATCGATGAATTTATTGTGCCGTTCTGTAAATGGTTTGCCGAAGCCATCGGTTATAAATTACCAGAGACCTTTACGGTCAAAGGGTGGTGGGAATGGACCCGTGATGAAGCAGTTTACAATCAACAACTCCAAACCCAACAACAACTTAAACAAGATGCAGAGACTCAAATTGAAGACGCTCAAAAAGAAAAGCGGAATTCGTATATTTTAGAGTATATTAAAGATCAAGCATCGAAAGCGGATTTAACTCCGTTTGATCGGGAACTACAAGCCCGCTTAAATCAACGCATGAATGAATCTACCAAGCATCCCGATCAAATTTTAATGAGTGTTATCACCGAGATTACTCATGAAGCCTTAAATAATAGCGTCCAAACCGAATTAAGTAATTGTATCAAACAGAATATGAATATGCCGATGCAAGTCGTCGCTTCGTCGACTGTGAAAGGAGTCGGATTACAAGGATCAAAATTATTGGTGGAATTCCATAGCGGTACCAAATATAAAGGCGCCAAATATGCTTACGAGTTAGGCGATAACGCCGAACAAGCGTGGTCCGATATGTTACAATCGACCTCGAAAGGAGGGTATGTCTGGGATAATTTGCGAGGAACCCAAATTGGGCCTGCATGGGGGACGGGCAATCCGACACCCGGAGGTACCACCGCATCGTTAGTCCCCTATGAAAAAACGGGACGGTTAGGACCGGGCTATATGGCGGGGTCTCGTCAAGAATATGAAAAGCAAGCGGCGGAATCCAAAGAATTCAAAGAAGAATCGTTAGGTGCGGATGGGAAAGCATTAGGGTCTAAACGATATGCTTATCCCGAAGAACGCGGGTTTGAAAGTGGCCAACCTTCCGAGTTTTATACTGAAGAGCAAATGTATGGGGGACAAGGCCCTCAAACGGGAACTCCTTCAATTTCCTCCGATAATACTACTGCAAATCCCGCTCAATCTGAACTCTCGATTACCGATTATCAAGGAATCGGAGATAACTTATCTACCAATACCCCTAAAAAAGAAGCCTATACTGCCGAATTCGTGTGGGGATCATCGAAAAATCCTCAAGGGTATGCCCAACGACCCAAAGGCATGAAAACGAAAACGGAAGCAAAAACAACAGGAGTTGGGTTTGATTCGACTATCGACGGGAACTTTCCGTCGTTTTTTAATAGTTCGGTTATGAATCGCCGCAATATTGGAATCCAGATCGAGAAATTGGAAGATTTGCCACCCGCTGTGTTTATTCATCCACTTTTACAAGAGCATAATTCGATCTCTGGAATGCGTAAGAATCTTCATATCGGGTACGAGACGGCTCATAAACTTCTTGAACAAGATGATTTGAACGTCACTCGTTGTAATTTAGCAGCCGTGTCAACTGCTATGCATACAGCGAACCCCTTCTTATATAAAGTTGAAGGGGGATATCGGGCAGAATATATTTGTCCAGACTCGTTGAGACTGTTGGAGGGGGTCGAAGTGCCGTATGGACTATGGCATAACCTGGATGATGAGTCATCTGCTGAATTACCCGAATGGCAAATTATCGGAACTTATAAAGTAGACCAGATTACGGGCGAGAAAGACCTATCAACTATTACGTATTTGGATAATTGGGAAGAAAAAGCGAATGAAGTCTTTACCAGACTGAAGGAAACTACCTATTATCAAGATCCGAAAGTCCAATGGTGGGTTGATAATTATATTGACAACGTCAAAAAAGGGATACATGGGGATGTGTCCACGGGAATTGTCACCGACGTGAAATACGACACAAAGCGAAATAAATGGATTCAAAAGAATATCAGACTGAAATCCGTTTCGGCAGTACCCATCGGAAACTGTACCAGACCGTTTTGCATGACCAAAGATAAAAAATAGTCCAGACTAATTTGTCGGCAGTCTACCTTAGTCTGATAAGTCTGGCTTTAAATACATGGGCTTAAATAGCCGTTTTTTTTATATTTAATCAATTAAGGTCTATTTAAAGATCTTATAATTGATAAGGTGTGTCTCCTTTTGAAAAAGAAAGTCAAAAAAATGGTTGACGGCGTTGAACAAGAAGTCGAAGTCGATGTCGAAGACGAAGAGAAACGCAACGAATTACCTGACGGCTTATTTGCCAAACGAATGATTTTAATGAAATCGGGGAATATGTCCGAAGAAGAAGTCAATCGGTGCAATAGTCTGAAAGATGCCGATGCGTTAATTGAATATTATGGGTTAGCAAAGCAAAATAAAGCCCCCGAACCCGAACATAAAGGATCTGTGAGTGGTATTTCGCTTTTACCAAAAACAACCAATCCCGATCCCCGCAAACAATCCAATCAACGATTGAATAACGAACCCGAAGCCTATTCTGCTGAAGAATTGCTTGATCCGTTAGCAACCGCTGATAGTCGATTGAATCGGTATATGGATAGTCCCGAAGTGCGGTTTATCCGCAATCCCGAAGGGAGGCTAATCTAAAATGACTGCGAAAACAGCCGCATCTCATGTGGGTCCAACCATTTGTGTCTCTCGGAATTATAAAGCCGAATGGGGAGAACTCGCCGATGCGTATTATCCCGGAACTTTAGTGTATGAATCTGCACCGGGGATTTGGACTGCTGCGACTACATCCGCAGGAAATTTAAACCGTGTAGGAATTGTGGGATTTAAAGCCCGCGTTGATTCGAATTTTGCTCGTAAAGATATTGATGATGCCTATTCAGCGGGTGATTCTGTCGAAATTATCGGCACTGGAGTGTGTACTGCTCGTATTGGAGATTTGAATGCAACGGCACTTCGAGGAGTCCGATTAACTTATTCTGCATCTGCGGGAATTTTCGCATTAATGGCCGCCACTGAAATCTGTTTAGCCACCGTGCATGAACCCGTTGCAGATAACGATACTTATCTCCGTGTCCGCTTAGAAGGCACGGGTTGGAGGGATTAAAATGGCACTCAAAAAAATTAATGTTGCGTATGAAAATTCGAATTTTTATTCGAACTTAGATGATAAAGATAAAGCATTAGTCGACAAAGGAGTCAGTCGTGTTAATGCTCAAATCATGAATGTCCGTAAAAACGGATTACCCGATGCTTATATCGGGAAAGGCAAACAAATGGCCGAACGGTTAAACGCTAATCCATCCTATCTTACCGATGAAGCGGTTTATGCTCTTGATTCGGTTATTGCGATGACGGTTGAAGACCAGAATATGTATGGGGAAATCATAGCCCCCGTAACCACCCCGCAAAGCGGAGTGAAGTGGTATAACAAATCCTATAAACTCGATGAATTGGATGTCAATAATGCTAAAACATGGCCACATCCCGACAAGACCTTTAAAGATGTCGTGCAGTTTGGCTTAGGTGTCGAACCCGAGCAAGCGGAAGGGATGGGGTTCTCCATTGGATATGAAATTCCGTGGACAGAAATCGCTGAAAGTGGGGGGTCTATTTATAGTCCTGATTTCTTCTATGCACTCAAAGCGGCAGAACGGATGGGAGTCATTATCGATGAAAACGGATTCCTTGGGGGACTCGGTGAACACATGTATTATGATTTCGGACTCAAAGGTCTCTTGAATCATGCATCGGCTCAAACCTTTACGACTTCAACTTTAACAACTTATGGAAATCTCCGATCGGGTCTTTGGAACGGGTTAGGGGATTTGAAAAAGCAATATGCTCCGGGCGAAACTGTATTGGTCATGAGTTCGGGAATTGCATCCCAATTGTTCTATAACCGATTTACTTATCACGACACACCCGAATATGATTCGATTGCGAAAGAATTGCGACCGTTTATTTCCCGTGCGTATGTCGATGATCGAATTATCGGTGCTACCGCAACCAACGCCAATCAAAAATGGGCTTTAATCAAGATTGGACGCACACTCCAATCTCGGAAATTGGTCTATCCTCTCCAAACCAAGCCCCGCATGGATAAAACCTACGCTGAAGATATTAAAGAAGTCTTGATTCATGGGGATGTGTTAGCCCAATATGGACAATCACCTTTCCCAGTGACTGTTAGTGCTTCGTTAACAACCACCGATACCGGGTATATCCCGAACGGAAGACTGTGGTAATCTTTCTTCTTTTTTTTATTAACTCATCTAAAATCCCTTTGACAAATGTTCAATTCATTTGGGGATTGTTCCGATAGCGGTCACGGACACCAAATAAACCCGCTGCTATGTTTGTACCTCCACGGAGGCTAAATGCAATGAAAAACAACACAATAGGTGATCGCTAATGGCAGCGGGAGCGAAATGTAAAGTCCGATTATTTGAACCGTCATCCGAATATGTTAAAAAATCCAAATGTTTTCAAGATATCATGCAACTCGGAGTCGGGTTTAGTAATACGCTTCATTTATTTGAACTCGAATATGGAGCTTCGTTTAGTAACGGCTTAACAGAAATCTCAGCGCCCAATGCGGTCTTTAATGGCACGGCAACCAGTGTCCCGTTAGGGATCGTATCTTCCAATGCTGCCGATGATAAAGATAGTACCGCGGTGCAAAAGGTCAAAGTCATTAGTCTTGATAGTAATGGCGAACCCGATATCACCGAATATACCATGGAAGGCACAACTGCTGTGCCAATTGACACGTATCCCGAACGATTGATGCATATGTATAGCACACAATGGGGAGCGGATACCGATGCAACGGGCAATATTATTCTCGCTCGACGAGGCTATCATCAACTCGCAACACCCGCAGATATTACGGGCGATACCGAAACGGGCTTAACTGCCAATACTTTATATTATTTTAAAGTCAACATTAACGGCGCTGGGGTGTTAGAATATTATATAACCGTCACGACTGCATCATGCACATTTGCGACGCTTTTAACTTTATTGGCAGCTGCAAAAGCGGTCGTTGGGGGAGCCACCATTAGTGGAGTGACTTGGTCATTAGAAAGTGGGGATTTACGATGTACATCCAATTCGACTTTAGATACCGCTTCAATTGCGATTACTGCCGGAACCACTGGCACAGATTTATTAGCTTCGTTAACTGGGTTTAGTTCGGTCGATACTGCCGTTGGGTCGGGGTATCAAGAAATTGGTTTAACGGGGATTACGGGTGCGTCTGAAACAGGACTCACACCACAAGCGGAATATTATTTTACGATTGATATCGATGGCGCGGGTGCAGTCGAATACTATATAACCACTTCTACCGTAGCCGTCACGTTTGATCAATTAATTAGCTTGTTAAATTCGGCGATTTTAGAATCTGATGATGTCACTGTCATCTCCGGGGTAACCTTTTCCTTAACGGGAGGGGATATTCGTTGCACTTCGAGTTCGACTGCGACCACCGCATCTATTGATATTACCGCAGGATCAACGGGAACGGATCTATTAGCATCGTTAACGGGATTTACAGCGGTCGATGCAGAAGTCGAAAGTGGGTATCAAGAGATCGGGTTAACGGGTAAAACCGAATCAACAGAAACGGGTTTAACTCCCAGCACATTATATTATTTTACCTTAACGCTTAATGGAGGAGCTGCAACCGAATATTATATAACGACAACTACCGTAGCGGTTACTTTTACCCAATTATTAGTGTTACTTGCCGCAGCCAAAAAAGTGTCAGATGATGCGGCAATTAGCGGGATTACCTTTAGTTTATCGGGAGGAGATTTAGTTGCTACTTCCAATGAACGGGGAGCCACATCAGCAGTTTTAATTGCAGCGGGAACTACGGGTACCGATTTGTTAGCAACATTAACGGATTTCTCTGCAATGGATGCTGCGGCCTATATTGCCTATCAAGAAGTGGGATTAAGTGGAAAAGAAACTGAAAATCTCACGGGATTATTAGCAACCTCGCAATATTATTTTAAAATTAACGTAGATGGCGCGGGTGTCACAGAATTTGATATAACGACTTCTACCGATTTATCGTTTACTGCGATTATTGCGTTAATGAATACTGCCACCACATCTGCCGCCACATGGTCATTAACAGGAGGCGATCTCCGATGCACTTCCGATGCGGTTGATGGTACTGGTTCAATTGCTCTCTCTGCGGGAACTACGGGAGATGATCTCTTTGCACAATTAACGGGATGGTCTACCTTTGATACCGCACAATATATCGGCTATCAAGAGTTTGGACTTTCTGGTAAAACTGGAAGCACTGCCACGGGATTAACCACCACATCCACATATTATTATAAAATCAATATTGATGGTGCGGGTGAAGCGGAAGAATCTATCATCGTAACAGCTGGATCAACCCTCTTTTCTGATATAATTACCTTATTAGATGCGGGAATAAGCGGAGCGGCATTTACAATTGTAGGGGGAGATCTCCGATGTACCTCTGCGGATACAACGGCTTCGGCAGCGATTGCTCTCTCTATTACGGCTTTAAGTGGCACTTCGTTGTTTGAATCAATGACGGGATTTAGTGCGTTAGAAACCGCTAAAGGTTCTGCTTATCAAGAATTTGGATTAAGCGGCAAAACGGGCACCGATGCGACCGGATTAACTGCCGTGCAAACCTATTATTATAAAGCGAATGTGGATGGAACGGGAGTCGCCGAAAAAAACTTTAATGTCACCGCGGGATCAACAACCTTTACTGATATAATGACTGCCTTAAATGCTTCCATTGCGGGAGCGGTCTGGTCTGTTACGGGTGGAGATTTACGATTAACATCATCAACATCCATCGCAACCTCAGCCATAGCCTTAAGTTATGCATCCTTAACGGGAGCATCCTTTATTGAAGGCTTAACGGGTTTTAGTGCCTTAGAAACTGCGGCTGGGATTGGCTACCAAGAATTTGGACTTACAGGTAAAACCACCACTACCGAAACGGGCTTAACCGCATCAAATACCTATTATTTCAAAGTGAATGTGAATGGTGCGGGAGTTGTGGAATACGATATAACAGTCGATACGACAACCGATACCACTTACGATGGCATAATTGCGTTAATGAATGCAGCATTAACAACAGGTGCAGTGGGGGCTGAATTTGGCTATCCCGATCTTAAACTCCGTTGCACTTCTGATAGTGCTGCGGCAGCATCTGCAATTGCGTTAAGTGCGGGATCGACGGGATTAGATCTTTTTGCAACCTTAACGGGTTGGACCGCGTTTGAATCCGCAGTAGCATATGAATTGTATTTAACCATTGCTGCGGGAGCAAATGAATCCGACGGAGCGGCGTTATGGGTTCCCGAAGATTGGAATATGAGTATTCGAGAGTTAATCTTGAGTCCGACTTCCTACGCCGCCGTTGCACGAGCGGTCGAAGTGAAAGCCGCCCGCACATATATGGATGGTATTGGCGCTGATCCCGATTTTAGTTATGAGATTATTCGGGTAGCCGCTGAATCAACATCTACCGCGGAAAATCCATGTCGAATACGGAATGCGGATGCCAATGCTAAATTAACCTTTTCAGAGACCTACCTCGGTGGGGCGATGGATGGCTTTTTTCATGCCGTTGTGGCGATCTTTGATCCAACCAATACGGGCAGAGGAATAGATACACGGAGTTGAACAATATGAATCACGGACAAGTTAAACAATTTGAGACCCTGTTAAATCAAGGGGATTTTTCACGTGCGCTCATATTACTCGACAAAATTAAAACGGATTTGGATCGAAGTAATGTGCGCCGTCGAACTGAGCTGAAAAACATGGAGCAGTTGTTAATCATTCAAGCAGAACAACGAGCAATGCAAGACAAAATCATGGCAGATGTGCAAAAAGACCATGATACCTTGAAGGAAACATGGGAATATTGCAAAGGACAATTAGCCACCGATAAAAATAAAACCAAAGCCCAAAATTTAGTGAATGAAGCCGAATATGCACTTAAGGCTCTTAATAAACCCAAATTAGAAGCAATGGATAAACAATTAGAGCAAATTTTGCTTTTAGATCCTTCGAAAGCGGAATGGGCGGCGAAATTTAAACTCACAGTTGAAAAGATTTTAGGGATTGTGTCGGTTGCTCATCAAACTGATCCTGCGGTGAAAGCTCGGATTGAAGCCAAAAAAGAAGTGATTGATCCGAATAAAACCCAACCTCGCAAGAAAAAGGTCCTCAAGACTATCGAAATGGAAGTGGATGAATAATCCTTTTTTTCTCTATAAAGGAGTGGAATACTTATGACCTATGCATCCGTGTCTGAAGTCAAAAACCGATTGTTAAATGCCAATTTAGGGGTAAGTACAAGTATTGTGTGTACCGATACTGAAATTGCGGATTTACTCACCGAAGCGGATGATATGCTCAATTTTGAGTTAGAAATTACCACCAATACAACCAACGCTTCCTTTACACCGATTCTCAAAAAAATTGCAATTGATTTAGTGTCTATGTCAATTCTCCGAGGTCGGCATTATAAAGAAACCACGACCGAAGTGAATGTGGAACGTTATTATACCATTACTCCTGATTTTACCCGGGAACATATGCGACGATTACGGCGAATTCGCGAGCGATTACGGGGAGGAAATAATGTTTGGGTGTTTAATACCGCAACGGGATTAGAAGTTGATAAAAATGCATCCAATTGGGGAGGGTATTATTAATGGTGGATTTTAGTGAACTCTCTACAGAACTCAATGCGAGTTGGCATCATGATTTTCCGATTACAGGAACCGAAGATTTGAGCGCGGGGCATAATTGTAGTGTCGATACTCATAATTTTGGGATTTCATATGATGGAGGTGCTGTTGCAACAATAACATTAGACCAAAATTATACTTTAGCCACATTAATTACCGCGTTACAAACCAAAATTGATGCGGGTATTGGGTCCAGTTTAGTGACCGTATCTTCGACATCATCAATGTATATTACCTTTGAATTAATCGGTGGACATTATATTACCTTAAGTGCGGGTGCATTAGACTTTTTAGTCGTGATGGGTATAACTGCGGGAACTTATCATGCGACCATTGCCGAACCGACCTTTTTAGACGGGTCCCTTATTAAAGCCACCAAATATGTCGATACCCAAGTCATTATCGATATCAACGGGGATATCAATTTAGGCCCTCGTGCAACAAACAATACCTTACAAATGCGATCTCAATTTTTTACCATTAATATTCCCGCATCTTCTCGTTCTAATTTAGAACAATTAGTTGGGGAAACCCGACGGATTATTTTAGCTAAAGCGATCAGCGGAGGAATGTGGAAAGTGAATAAAATTAATAATGTCAAAAAAGCAACCATGTTGCAAGCGGATTTATATTGTGAAGAAGTAAAACTCATAGCAAGTAGTGGATGGGATTAATCATGACCGATTCAGTCGTCTTACATACAAGTACAACCAAAGTGGGATGGTCGACCGAGACCAATTATGCGGGAGGCGTAGCGGGTGTCAAATATGCGTGTACGCAAATTGCAAACGATGCTTCCCTAACTGCATTAAATCTTCAAAAAGAAGATTTAAATTTAGGGTTTGCCGAAGTCGAACGGGTACAAATCAAACCAGCAACCGCCGCACCCGATACCAAATTTATTCTCAATAAAGGATATCGATATAAAGAATTTACTATTTCGCAATATGTCCAGAATGAAACATGGGCTGCGCAAGCGGGTGCAACCATTACTCCCGGCACATTACCGACATCTTATTGTTTCCATTGTGAATTATTAGGGGTAAATGGAGTGATTGATTATTTCGATATCTTTGGTTGTGTGTTAATTAATTATGAACTCGATCAATCCGAAAGCGATTTTCCAACAGAGAAATTAACGTTCTCATATTATGATGTCAAAGATGGGGTTGCTCATTCAACCTTAGCAGGTTGGCTTGCGACTGCACCTTCTACCCATAAAGATATTGGGTTATCAATTGATGCCGAAGCGGTGTTAAGCGTGTTAAAGAGTAATCTTAAAATTACCATCAATACTTTGGATAAAATGGTTGCCACGAAATACCAACGCTTTGATCCGCATATTATGAGTCGGGATGTCGATTTAGAAGCGACCTTTTACGCCAATCAAACCGTAGAAAAATCTGTGGTGGGGGATGAGTTGGCATTAGGGGGAACCTTAACTGCGTTAAATGAAGTTGCAATTGCCTATACTTACAATTCCGCTTCAGCGAATCTTTCTGCGTCTAAAATGTATGTGGAAACCTCTTCAATTGGGAAGATTCCCGCAGAAATGGGTATTTATGAAATTAGTGTCACGATGAAATCGGGAACCGCAAACGTTGTTGCTCATAATACATAGGAGTTGTTAATATGTTGATTAAATTAAAAAATGGAACTGAATTCCAGTTTATGGATAAACCCACTATGGGTGTCTTTTATGCGATTTTACCTTTACGGGAAAAGATTGCGTTAGAAGTCCAGAAAAAGAAAAAAGAATTGAAATTATTATCGGAAGAAGATCAAATTCAATTACAATCACAAATCGATGCATTAATTGCCAAAATCAAAGAATCCAATCCAAATCTTGATGAAAAGCAATATCGTGAAAGTATGGAACTCATGCAATTAATTCCTCAAATGCTCTTTTATCAATATTTAGATACAATCATTCAAGCCAGTGCGATGAAAGCGATTGAGATTAAAAATCTGACCATTGATGATTATAACGAGTTGATTCAACATCCCGACTTTCAGCGATTGCTCTTAATGGCGAATGGATAGGTGAGTTCGATACCGCAACTCACGGATGAAATGATGTTTTTTTTGATGGTGATTTGCCATCAACCCTATTCCGAAATTGTTGGGGAAGTTGATCCTGACGGGTTTGTTCGGAAACAAGGGATTCCGTTTGAATTGGTGCAAAGTCTGATGAAAATCTTTGAAGAAAAACTAAATGCGATCTTTGGGAAATCCAAAAAAGATAATCTTCGCAAATTTGTAACGGGCATTGATCGGCAAGCGTTTGAAGACCTCTGGAGGCCAAAAGAATGAGTCAAAATACAAATCAACCCACAGTAATTCAAGCACCTGATAATGCCTTATTAACCAATCTTACGCTTCAAATGGTCAATATGTTGGGACAACAAACCACGTTGTTTAAAAACATGACCACCATTATGAGTACGCTTTCGCAAGGGTTTAATGCCTTAACCCAAGCGATTCGGAAGAATACCGAAGTCATGATGAAATTGACGGTGGGTCCAAAAGTGGGAATGGCTAATATCTTAAGCGGAGCCTTACCCAAATCGCCCGCAACCGCTCAAAAATTTACTGATATTGATGCATGGTTAAAAGGCGCATTTACAACCATGTTACCCGTAATTCCTTCTTCGACTTTAACAGGCCCAGGAGGAGTTCAAGCGTTAACTGCAGCAAAACCATCTAACGAAGATGCGATCATGTCGGCTTTGAAGAGTTTATTTCAATCCAATAAAGCGTATAATATTCAACAAGTTGATTTAGGAAAACCAATGGCACAAGTCGGCAAATTAGGACAAGGATTAGTGCAAGCGGGAAAATTTGCAGCGCCGTTGGCATCATCGTTTGGGGCTATGTTTCCTCAAATGGCAGCTATGGCTTTAGTGATGGAACCGATTGTTGCGTTTATTGGTGGATTGTTAGAACCATTTAGTATGATTACCGATATGTTTGGAGCGTTTGGAGAAATATTAGGTCAAGCATTTCTACCGATTTTACAAGATGCTATTATGCCGCTATTACAAGCGTTTATGCCGATTTTCGTGAGTTTAGCGCAAGTATTAGCACCGATTATTCAACTCTTATTTAGTTTTAGTGGGATTGGGATTTTGATTCAAATTATTACTCCGTTAATGCCCATTTTACAATTATTGTTTAGTGCCTTAGGACAAATTATGACTGCGTTAAATCCTCTCTTTGAAGTGTTTAGTTCCATTATTTCGTTAGGGATTGGTGCAGTGTTAAATTGGATTGTAGGATTATTTGGAGATTTAACGGGTGCTGCAGATGGGTTTGCGAATGCAATTAAATCTTTAGGGGATTGGATTGAGAAAGTTGCGCAAATGATTAAAGGATTCTTTGAATTCTTATCGGGAGATATATCATGGCAAGGCTATCAAGCTCGGGGTGTTGAAGTCACGGGCGGGGGAGCCGATAAAAAGGGGTGGTTTTAATGACCGATTATGATTCAACAGTGTATGGAATTTGTATTTCCACATCGATTACGGGTTCGGGAACCACTGCGTATCCCGCGGGGGATCGAATGTTTTTTATAACCGATAAAATTAATGGGAATGAAACCTTTCTCCAGAAAATTAAAGAAGTTGCGGGAGGCAATTCTTATTCGAATAAAGACGGTAAACGCACATGTATTATAACTTTAGGGGATTGTCCTATTGTAAGCGGGTCTTCTGTCTTTAATACAATGATTCCGAAATTGAAGGATGAACACCGAGCGGGGCAAGGGGTCTTATATTTTTGGATTAAAACCTTAAGTAGTGGCGCACCGAATTGGGGTGCTGCTGCAAATACATTATATATTGGATATACGGCAGCGGGAGCAGAAACCAACTATATGAGTGGGTATTGCACGACTTTCAAATGGGAAATCGAAGGGAATTTATATTGGATTAAAAGTTTGAGTTTTAAGGAGTGTTTGGTTTGATATGGTACTCATTTTTTATAATATTATTAACAATAACACCAATAGGAGAAACAAATATGGTTAAAAAATTAGATGCAGTAGATAGCACAATTGATTTAGATATAACTAAAAGTGGAATTCGAAACATTTGGTTTGATGGAACCTATTATTTTATCGCTGATGTCGTTTTAGGAACGGGAAAGATCTATCGTTATAATTCTTCATGGGGTTCAAAAACAGAAGTCTGGTCGGGAACGATCTTTAAACAAGCCACTAATCAAGTTTCAGCAATCCCTTCAATCGGATATGTTAATTCTACATATTATGTTTTATTTTCTACAACATCTGGGGATGGAGCTTTATCCTATAATAATATGGCGGTTCGCGTAGTCTCATCGACTGCGGGAGGAGGGGCAGCCACATGGACAGCCACAACTATTATTGATTCTGCTCCAGGTATAGCTCCCGTTATAAATCAAATTCAAATTTTAGGAATTAGTACGACCCCTTATTTAGCGATAATTGGAGGCGCAAGTGGATCATCTAAATCTGGGTTAGCCATGACAGATATAGATGGAGTACCTTTACATGTTTTGACATCTACAGGGCAATATACGGGATGTTTTTCTGATGGTACATACATCTGGTTTTTACATTGGTTAGCCGCAAATACATATGCAATCTATAAATGGTCGGCTGCGGGCGGCTTTGTTAGTGATTCAACTCCAACTTTAACGGGAGGATCGAATATTAATATGGATTATGCTCAATATTGGCGTGTAGGTCCTGCCCAATACATTATCTGGAAAGATATTTTTTATTATTGGTTGAATACAACCGATGGGTGGAAATTAGTGCCTAATTTAGATTCAGATAATCCTATTCCGCATTGGTCATTAGATGGCACCACGTTAGAAATTAATGCGGTCACGTATGGCAATCGCTATATAGAAGTCTTTGGATCGCAAATTGGAATGTATGCGTTATCCACCACATTAGTGCCAAAATTTGCATGGGATACCTATGTGGGAGAAGCAACTAATTTATATCAAATTACGACTGTGTCAGATACAACCATCTTTGGCAAAGGAACTTATAAAATTGAAACGTATCCAACAGCCGATTTAGATTATCCGATCGAACCCTTTGAAGATCAAGCGATTAAACTCTACGATTCCAACGATACCCAATTGATTCGGGGTTCCATGACCATCAGTAATGATGATAATATTGCCCCGTATATTATAACGGTGGAATCCTTTGCCAAAATTGATTTAAGTAAACCGATTACCTATTCGGGTACGAATAAAACTTTAGATGAAGCGATTACGGCAATCTTACCCTTAAATTGTGATTATATCATTAAAGGGACATTTTCCACATCTGCTACGCCCCGGGATTATTCATGTATTGATATTCAACTCCAAGATTTGTTAACCGATTGGTGTCATGCCGATGGTAAAATTTGGTATCTCGATGGGGAAGATCAACTCTATATTGATGCGGGAGCGGAAGATTCAACCAAAGATGTCTTAAGTGCGTCAGGGGTGTTTTGTGACATTAAACCCGCTCGGTTATTAAAGAAAGTCGGGACTGTCGAAGTGTGGGGGCAAGATGGGGCGTATTATAAGAAATCTTCAAATACTTCAAATGGGTATGTGTCGGATATTAAATACAGTATGCCTCAAGCTCAGATTGAAGAATGGGCAAATAGCGTCTTAACTAATACCTCCGTGAAAGTCCAACAATATATCTTAGGGAATGTGAATGTGGGGTTCTTTATTATTGGACAACAGATTACGCTCGAACAGAATTTTGCACCTTATAATATTACTTCCGATCAATATTATACCAAAGAAGGGGTGTTTGATTATGTGACCGAACAATGGGACAAGATTATTGTACATGATGTGTTGCATTATTCGGTGGAAGCAATGGAACTTTCGGTTGAAAAAGTCGAAGATCATGTCACGTATGTGGAAAATCGAATCGGAGAAGTGATTGAGACCGAGGTTGTGAAAGTGGATTCTTCGATTTCAAGCACGGTCGATGACTACAAGCGGGCGGGGGCATTGGAGTGGGGTAGTTCGGGTGATCCCACTATTGGATCTATTGTAGAGCAAACCAATTGTGATGTGTCGATTCAAAGTAATTATTTGGATCATAATTATCCATTAGAAATCTCCGATCAAGATGCCAGTTATTATGGACGTTGGTATTATGATTTCGGTGCAACATCAACACCTCAATATTTTAGTTGTTGGGTATCTGTTGATACAGCAGCTAAATCAACTTATTTATCAATTACTGCAAATGCATCTGGATTTACTACAGCTAATTTATCATTATTTCTGATCTTTGAATCAGATAATAATATTAAAATCTACAATGGAGCAACATTAACAACAATCATGGCATACAGCCCAGCGACATGGTATCATATTGAATCATATTTAGATTGCTCAACTGATACATATACTTTATTTATTGATGGCACATATATCAATACATATGCTTTTAGAACAGTATTATCTGAAATACAATTTGTTACATTTTCAACTGTTGCTGGAACTACTGGTTATAAATCCTATTTAGATGCGGTTTATATTGGCACAGACTACAAAGCCGCATGGGGTTCGCTCTATCCCGATCCGATCTTGAGTCGGCAATTGATTGCAGAAGATGGTTTTCGGCATGTGGATCGCTTTACAGACCAAGAAGTGGCGGGGGTCAAGACGTTTAGTGACTATATTCTGCTTTCTACCCCTTCCGCATTTTGTGTGGATAAAAATGATGCTCAAGCAATTCCTACGGCAGATGATACCAAAATAGCATTTGATGATGAAGATTATGATGATAATAGCGAATATGATGCAGCAACTAATTATCGGTTTACGTGTAAGCGGGCGGGACTTTATCATTTTGATACCAGTGTATTATTAGCGGCTTCGGCTTGGACGGCGGGACAATATACGTGGATTGCATTTTATAAGGGTGGTTCTAATTATAGAGTAGTTGATTCTTTTGAAATCGAAGCAAATGGTACGTTTGAGGTTCAATTATCAGGATCAATGGATATTAAACTTGCGATTAATGATTATATTGAAGTTTGGGTTTACCATACGCGAGGAGCAGATACAAACACATCAGCCAGTGCGTTATATAATTATTTCAACGGACATCGGGTGATTGGATAATGAATAACAATCATTTAGATTATAACGAATTAGAAAACTATGCAAAAACATTAGAGCAGCGGATCGCCACGCTCGAAGGATTAGTCTTGGAAATGCGTAACGATCTTAAAACAATCAAGGAAGCGATACAAGATGCCCAAAAACCATAGTTTGTTATATTATCAAGCCTATTATTTTTTTCATAAACACAAAAAGAGGAAATCCAAAATGAGTGAACCAATTGATCACCCCATTGTCGAATCAAATCCGACACCCAAGCCGTCTCCGTTTCCTATTTCCATCGAGAATACAGAGAAGAAAGAGATCCCACCCATTACCGCAACGAAAATCGATAAATTTAGTCAAACTGCGAAAAAGTTGGGATTCGTGAAAATATCCAAATATTCCTTTGAAAAGGTCTTTTGGGTGGTGGCATGGTTACAATTCCTTTCCGCTACCCTTATGATTTGTATCGAATACCTTTCCAGTGTAGGATTAGTCTGGAACGTGATTGCATTTACGGGACTCTTAATCTCGATGATCCGATCGTTTAATATTGTCGTGGTCGGAGCAATGATTAAATTCTTTAGCTCGTTGTTAGATAAAAAGAATGCCGATGAAACCGTTCCCGAACAAATCATCTAAAGTTTTTTTAAAATCTCTTTTTTTCTTTCTTTTCCTAACCTTTATTTAGTTGCTCTCGATCTTAAGATCATATGTCGCGACCCTTACTTGCCATAAAGAAAAAGTGTTTAGAAGATTGTTGTGCCGGAGATTATACAGAATGGAAAGAATGTCCAATCAAAGATTGTGCGTTATTTCCCTATCGATTAGGACATAATGAAAAACGAAAAGGAATTGGGAACCATAATGCCCAAGCCCCCAAAAAAACATGAACTCAAGTTAATCTTTTTTTACGTAATTTTCTATTTCATGAATCAATTCACAGAACCACCATATTTTTAGTTCTGTTGTGAGATCTTGAATGTGATCAGGATCAAAAGTGACCATGTGTTCACCCCTATGGGATATCGTGATCAGATATAAAAAGATAGCGCTTAGAAAAAATAAAAAAGCATTCTAAAGGGTCCAGCTTTAGAACTGCAATGAATGAAAACGACTTCCAATCTTATAAGAAAAAGAAGGAAAAAAGGGTATTTATAGTTATTTAAAATAGATTCGCTAATTCCTTGGTCATTTTTTCTTTATTCTCTCGGCTTAAAGGTGGTTGCATGATATATTGTTTCATTTCATCTGGGATGTAATCTGAATCCCAGAAATTAAAGATACCAACTTTTAAAATTGGAGAATATCCCACATGGATTAAAGCAAATGGGACATTCGAATAAAGCACGTCCCGAATCGCTTCAAATTGTTTATAGTCTAAATTAGGTATTTTACACAGTCGCATAGTTGTTTCACCTCCTAAAAGATTTCTTCCCATGATCCGCTTTCTTCAAAGCATTCACAACATGGAAAATGATTTAACATATACTCGTTCCATTCCACTTCCGTCTTAATGATGCACGGAGACTTTCGATGAGAACAAAGACAGCGATAGGTATGGGCAGTCGGCTCACTCATGCCTTATCCCTCTGCATTTAAGAGTTCATCAATACTCATGATACAATCTTCTGCCAATTCAACCGCATCTTCATCGGTATAATCATATGTTGATTTCTTATTGCGATATGCTTGAATTGTTTTATTAATCGCTTTTCGCATGGCTTCTAAGGCTTTATTCTCGGTCATTGATTTTCCCGTTCCTTTTTTAAATTCGTAATCTCTTCCGTTAATTCATTTAAGATGAGATTATTTTCTTTAACAATCATTTGTGTAATTCTTTTGATTAATATCTGATCCCAAATATCTAATATTTGATCCCAATCAGTTTGAGGTAATATATTAATTACAGTGGGAATTTGTTTTAAGACTTCAAACAATTTGGTGGTAAGTTCTTTGATTTCTTCTTTATCCATTATATAATCACTTCTTTTTGATATTTAGAACATTCACAAAATCCCAGTCGATACCGCCATTTTAATTGATCTAATGGTCTTCCATTTGCCCCACATTCAAAATCACAAATGGGATAGATTTCTGGATCGGGATGTTCCAAATCTAAATAATCTCTGGTGGGTAAATAATCTGAAAATTGACATGTAAAACATTGGTAAGGAACAATATTGGTTTTGAATCTATTCCATAATTGAATTAATTTAAGTTGATCCTTTGTTAAAGGTTTTTCTTCTGCTTCTTTGCATTTTTGTTGTAAAATCAAATCATCAGAATCTAATTTGGCTTGAATCTCGGCTTTCCATTTAATGGAATCTTCATCCATTTTCATCCATTGTTTCCATTGTTGCACTTTTCGTTCTACCATCTCAAAGAATGAATGGGAACTATAATGCTCGTCTTCTAAATCACTAATCATATTCTTCAAATCAGCGATTAATGTATTTTTGTGTTTATGTATATAAATTTCATCCATTATTAACACCTATTATCTTATTCCATAATCTTTCAACATTATATAAACAGATCCATAATAATGAATAAAGATCTTTTTTAGGGGTAAAATAATGCCCATTTCGACATAACATATAACCAATATAATCTGAAGTCATATCGGTTTCTTCAGCAATTTCCAATGTCCCACAAATCGGACATTCTAATTCTTTTTGTTGATTTTTTTTCATTCTATTCATTCCACCATTGTTCTTCTTCTAAAATATATTTCTTCATTTCGGCAATCCAAAATCGCAATCCTTTCTTCCAATCTTCTCGTTCTGTTTGAGAATAATTCTTATCGGCTTGTAATAACTGTTTGAGTTGGGCTATATGTCTGGCTCCATGTTCCAATTTTGATTCACTCATTGTATTCACTTCCAAATTTATGTTAAAAAAAGCAGGTCGCCCCATAAGGTTAATTGTTGAGGTTCGTTATTGATGGTTTTAATATATTTTAAACCATAGAAATCAATTTTAGGTCGCCCTTTCATAAAATAACACCTATCACACATATATATAGTAGGTCGTTCGCCGCGATAATAGATTTCATGATAATGCATTTCTAATGATTCTAAACCACACAAATTACATTTGTATTTCGTTGGATTCATATCGGACACCCTCGCATAGTATTACAGATTGGACACATATAGAGTTCCACTTTGGGGGTTTTAAAGACTTTCACTAATGTCCAATGAATTTTATCCGTAGGAACTATCGAATAGCCTTTTTTACAGATAAAACAAAAAAGCATCATAAAGCGAAACCCTCCCACTTTTCTATTGGTTGGGTTAACGCCGTCTTCAAATCAATGACTAATATATGATTCGCTTGCATGAATTCATATTCTTGAACCACGCCTTTCGAATATTTTGATTGTAAAAGATCTATTCTTTCTTTGGTTATTTGCATGCGAATGTATTGCACGGTTTCCGAAGCAGATTCCAGAACCACGCCGACCACGCCCGAATCATAATTCTTCTTTTTGGAATCACAAGATGCTGTTATGATTTGATTACATGTTGGACAAATACACCGACCTAAAGCATCTTTTTTCATGAATCGAGAGAGATAAAACAAATCCTCCGCCACGTAGTCGGGTTGAAAGAGTTCTTTGCGTTGTTTAAACTCTTGGGCAGACCGTTCAACTTCAATGCAATGGCTATGCGTAATCGGACTAAAGGCATGATAGCCCTTTGCATTCAATTCCAGATAGGCTTTGATATTCTCATCTAATGATGCTTGTTCCCGACCCGTATATTTGCTCATCAGATAGCAACAGACTTCTTGTGGGTTCATTGTGATTGCTCCTTTTCCGTTAATGGTAATCCATATAATTCTTCATCAGAAATATGCTCTCGTAATCGATTAAAATAATCCCCCGTAAAATCTCCCCCATTAAATCGTAAACACCGAAAACAGACTTCATCATCTTCATCGGGAGCATAACGAATACAGAGCCAACATTTCGGATATTCGATTTTAATCATTCATGGGACACCTCGCGGGGTTGCCAATTCTTCATATCATTATCATGTTTTGTTCCCCAACATAAACACCCACCCATTTCCGATTCCTCGCACGGATGATCTAATTCATCTATAGGCATGTCTTCATCAAGTTCATGTTCTTTATCACAAATCCATGTTTGCCTACACCAACGACATAAAGATTTGAGTTGGGCGATCTGCTGGCGGATTTCTTTGGATTTCTCTAATAATATATGATTATCTCGAAATATTCCTTTATAAATATCAATTAAATCCAACAATTCTTCTAATAACGCTCGATCACTCATCGTATTAACACCTTTGTTTCTTTCAAAATTAATTGATTTATTTTTTTCATTTTTATGATTTGTAGATGTATTTTTTGATGGCAGGAAGCACATAAGGGTATGCATTTGTTGATTTCTTCTTGAATCATTTGATCAGATTTTCCCAGACATGTCCGATAATTTATTTCGAAATATTTTGTAGTTGAATCGATATGATGCCAAGCAATATTTATTTTTGTTTTTGTATTATTACAAAGAAAACATGGTTTTCTCCATTTATTATTAAATTCAATTTTTTTCATTAATCCCAACAACATTCAATTTTTATTTGTCTGTAGTTTTTGAGAATTAATTTATCATCATTCATTATTATCACTCATGTTTGGTTCTTTTTGAAAAAAATCCCGTAATGTATAGAGTTCTTTCGGATCAATTTCGGATTCTTTATGCGTAAAATAGATTTCGGTTAATTTACATGCAATCTCTTCTTTTTTCGGATAACAAATCGCTTTCGCACAAAAATACCCAAAAATCATAAAGATTTGATCGGCTAATTGTTTATTTTCGTCACAAATATTCATCTTAAATCTTTCTCCATACTTGATATTCTTTCGTTGATCGTAAGGGACAATCGCCCGGCAAACAGATCATCTTCTTTTTCGGATTATAATTACAATCGGAATAACCCTTAAAATAACACGAATGTTCGAGACGGATACATTTGAACTCGTTACACTCATCGTCATCCATGAGTTCTTTTCCGCAGACTTGAAAATCTTGGCACAATTGACACATGAGACACGCATCGTGAGGTTTCTTGGATTCGATCTTCTCAATCTCATGTTCCGTTACGGTTATTTCCGATTTCTTAATCTTTATCCGTTCTTTTAAATCGTTCTTCTTATGAATCATTTCCATTTCGATATTTTCTAATTGCAATTGCAAATAGGCTAACATCTTTTCTTCTTGGTCTAACGTTTTATTTAAATCTTTCAAATCATTCATGGTAATCTCTCCTTGCAGAACCGACATTCATGAATAATCTTATCGGTTTTCATCCAGTTGGTCACTTCAAACCATATCCCGTTTATTTTGAGCATCGTGCCGCCAAATTCTTTTTCTATTTGTTGCGGACACACATGCCAATCATCAAATTCTTTTTTCATAAAGTAAATAACACACCTTATTATAAGGTTAGAAAGAAGGAAAAAATAGATTGACCTTATAAATTATAAGGTTTTAGGATATGGTAAAATCGGATATTTCAATTGAGATAATAATTCTTTCTTTCGTTTTTTTTTATATTCTTTACAAATAGGATTAAGAAAGACATATCTATGTTTAATCGACCGTTCTTCAAAGGATACTTTATCCCCAAATGTTTCTTTAATTTGTTCAATTGACATTCCATGTGCAAATGTTGCATGATGTTGATTTTCTAATCCTTTTACTTTTGGATCTTGAAATGGAATTGATTTTCCAGTATAATATGCCGAACATGCTTGATAGATAATTCCTAAATGATTTTGCTTTGTATCGGCATAACTTACAATAATTTCTTTATCAAGTAAAGGAATTGTGTGCATAACAAACCAAGATTCTCCATTTTTAGGAACAGATTTATCTATCCAAAGACGGTTTAATTCATAAACATTATGTTGATTTTGTTCTCCCGCAATACCTTTTAGTAGTGTCGAACTTGGACTAACTCCATAAGTTATAACTCCTTTTAAGATATTTTGAGGATATTCAAATAAACCAAATGCTTTTGAAATAGGGCATGAACGATGAAGATAATGATTTTTTACCACAATATTGATTGCTCTTTGAGAATTAATCATCTTAATATAATATTTATCTTTGAATAATTCTTTGGGTTTTTGAAAAGAATAAAACAAATCTTGACAATCAAAGGAACTTATTTTTGAAATTAATTTCGTCATAATAATCACCTAATAAAGATAATGAAAAAAGATTGAGATAATCTATTATAAGATCGGTTATTTGAGTAAGAACGGATACACTCGTTCCAAATCACTCATCATTTTGAGAATCTTTTCTGATAATGATTCTAAGATCGGATATTCACTATACGAAAAGGTATGCCATTGTTCGATAGTAGCCCACATATCCGAATACAAATAATCCGCTTCTTCAGATTCTTTCTCTTGGTTCGTCCATAAATAATTATTGAAATGGATAAACCGATTGGACAGATCAGCAAATTTCAACTTAAATGACAAGACCCGTTGATCAGGATGATACATCACAGTTTGACACATAGTTTTCACCATAATTCAATAATAAAAAAATTATTTCGTTAATCCATAGATTAATTCTTCAATGTATAAACATTGGTCAAGGACTTCAACTTCTTTTTCTGTATTGGGAATAAGTTGAAGTGTTTTTTTTAACATAGATAATTTCGTTTTTAACCGTAAGGTCATATCTTGAAGTATTTCGATTTCAATAAAATCCATACATTTCACTCCTAAAATTAATTAAGAAATCGAACTATTTAACTCTTACTATAGGATTACTATAGATAAGATACTATATAAAGACTTGATAAAATAGAAATATATAAATACTATAGGGTTTACTATAGTAATAGATTGTTATGAATTCTCAAAAAAAACGAACAATTAGTTTTTATATGCCTAAAGAGATTGAAGGAAATCCCAAAGAAATCCTTCAAGAACTCGGTCAGTTGTTTATGGCTTTTGCAAGTCATGTCACTGAAGATGATTTAAATGAAATGAAAGAAGCCTATCCTAAAGCATTTAATTTTGTGGAGGCTATTTAAAATGCCAAAATTAATCGCGGGTAAAACGAAAATTATTAAAGAAGAAAAGAAAGAATTATTAAATCCCGACGATGCGGAATGGTATGATCGCGAGACGCTCCAAGAACTTAAAGTCCAACTGAAAGCAAAACCCGTTAAAGAATCTAAAAAGAAAGCCGACAAACCTTCCTTAATTTCGATAACGGAAAAAGAGAAGTTTATCAACTGGCTCCGAACGTCCACTTCGAATAATCCCCAACTCAAACGTATCAGACTCAAAGATGGCGGCTTCCGCGATTGTGTGCCACGAGGGATGATCGATTTGTTCAATGAATATGTGGAGGAAACATAATGAAATTCATTCAAACCGATTTTTTTACCTATCCGTTTACCGAAACAATTCAAGGAATAGTCACGGACGTTCCCTATAAAGGATGTCTGACCAATAAACTCGAAGAAAAAGATTTCGATGTCGCGTGGTTCCTTCAAAAATGTGATGAATTAACTCCCCCAAATTCCTTTTTAATTACGTTTTCCAATATGGCAATGATTTTAGATATGCGGAGTTTAGCTAAAGATACTAAATGGGAATTTCAAACTTATCAAATCTGGAATAAAGAACCTGTGAGAACATGGATTGCATGGTCAAGACCCTTACGCACATGTGAGTTTGTGTTATATTTTACGAAAGGTAATTATAAACTTAATTTTAAAAATGGAGAAGTTAAACCTATGAAAAAACGGAATTCATTTGGAGGTTCCCTTAAACAAACTAATCCTAATACCAATAAAGAATCATTTGGAATGTATTCTGAAATAGTTAATTATCATACCCCTAAAACTAAAATTCATCCAACCCAAAAACCAACAGAATTTAGTTCTATGTTTAAGCAAGTGTTGGGAAATCCCGAAGGAATTATATTAGATCCATTTTGTGGTTCGGGTTCCTTATTACATTCCTTTTCTAATTCGATTGGCATTGATGTGAAAGATTGGATTTATCCCAAAAATAAAACGCTTGCACAATGTATGGAAGAGGTGAAATCTAAGTGATTTTCATGACGGATATTTCGACTGATTGTTCGAACTATTGTTTACTTAATATTAAGAAATATGATGATCCACGCAAAGCAAAGAAGAAATTAATCTTTGTTGATCCTGATGTGATGAGTTTACGCACCCATCGAGAATATCCTTTAATTGATAAACTTTTATGGTTAGCTAATGGTCATTTACAACCCAACGAATATTTAGGTTTAGACATGCCTTCCGACATGAATCATCAATATGAAGATGAATTTATTCGCAAATCCATTGAACGAAATTGGCAATTTAAAGACAATCTGCAATATATTTGTGGGATACAATATAAGTTTTTGGATATAAACAATTTTAAGATTCAAATGAAAGCATTAGAACCCATTTATGATCATAAACAAAAGATAGTGGGATTAGGAAATTTATGTCGATTATTATTAGGAAGGCGAAAGAAAACCAATCCCGAATATGTTTACTTTCAACAAATTATTAATTATATAATTGAGAATAAAGAAAAGTTTTATTGGATTCATATTTATGGCATGTCCAAATTTGCGATTTGTTCATTTATTCCCTTACTGCAAAAACACGCACCAAAGATTATTATTAGTGTCGATAATACCAAATGGACTAAATGCGGGAATAAAGAATTACATGATAAATATGTCTTACCCAAAGGTCAATCGCAATTACTTCCGACTACACATAAAATGACAGGTGTGGGTTGCACAAAAGCCAATCGGAATGAGTTTTTAGAGATTGGATATATAAAAGATTTTAAAAAAGCAAACATTAAGATTCAATATTAGATCTTACAAAAACGCCGTGATCTTTTTTCGCTTGTTCTTTTTGTTGCGATCTTGTCCTAATTGAATCCGATGTAAAATATCTAAATCGTAACCCGCTGGTAATCCTTTATCGGAAAGATTCAATTCGGTACCAATCCATTTAATACCTAACGATTCCCCGACTTCAGCTAAACAACCCGATCCCATAAATGGATCATATACTAAACTCGGTTTAAGATCTTGTATCATTTCAGCCCATGTTTTATAATCTTTGGGAGATGGATGGTTGTATTTATATTCTTCGTCTCGCAAGAATCCGTTATGGATATAAGTTTCATAGACATCCCGATGAAATTTATGCTCTTTCCACCATTGCTCGTCCCCAAAACAGTAATAATCCATTTTTGCAGAATAGTGAGAGATTTTAGTTGATCCTTGCCCATTTTTATAATAGAGTGTTACCCAGTCAATAGGTTGAAAAGATTCAATCCACCATTGTTTATGTTTGCGTCCAACACAGATTATTTGAGCTTTGGAGACCCGTTGGGCTTCTAAAAACCAGTTTATATGAAATTCGGGATTCCATTGATCATTATAAGGCACACGATCTTGTTTATGGGCTTTTTGATTAATACCCATTGGTTTTTGGGCATGATCTTGATAATCATGTCCCCATAATGTGTCGGTAAAAATAAGATCGATGGATTTGTCGGGTAAGGATTGCATATATTCCAGACAATCTTTAATAATACACATTCCATAAGTGCCTTCAATCAGATTCATCCTAAAGTCTCCTCCAAATGGTCTCGGGTATATTCATAGAGTCGTTTAAAACAATTCTTTAAGGTATTGACTTTATAGATGATTTTCTGCCCGTTGGCTTGGGTAATGGTTACCACAAATCGACATGTCGAGTGTTGTTTAATATCAAAAGATAAAGGCATTTTTCTTTTCTCCTTTAGATTCTTCTATAAATTCTTTTACAACTAAATTTAAATCATACAAATCTTGATCAGTCAAATTATGGTCTTTGCAAAACTGTAAAAACTTTTGAGCAAAAGCAAGCGTTCCATCAGTAGTTCCTTTTAAAATTGTTTGCCAACAACGAATCGAAAAACGGGTTTCAAGATCATCACTCATGAAACTTCCTCCAATGATTTATAAAAGGTCTTCCCATCCTTGGAATAGCGATAACTCCCAATATTATCTTCTAAATCGAGACACCGACTACAAAAAAAGGTGAGAATTCCGGTAATATTGTCTTTTCCCATGACCGACATGGGAGTCTTCCGTGGAAACCCGTTATGATTCAGACAAAACGGACATTTCGATGTATTATCTTTCATTTAGATTTTTCCTCCCGTTCTTTTCGCCAGTTTTCATACCAACTCATATCTTCGCCAAACAATTTCAAAAGTTTCTCTAATTCCATTAATGAATGTAACATATCATCATGCATCGAATGCAAGATTGCAAGAATTGCTTCTTTGATTTGCGATTCACTCATGCGTAATGATTCCCCTTTTTGATTAATTGCCGGACTGTGCCGTCTTGAAATTGGATTAAGGTCGGATCAATAGTATCTTGTACTACAAAAGGTTTGGGATGATATTTCACGGGAAGCGGATTGCGGTCTAATTGATAGACTAAATATTTATGCAACGCTTCTCGAATAAAATCCGAAAGGGATTTGGCATATTCCGCCGCGATTAATTGACGAATCCGTGCAATTTGATCAAACGTTAAACTAAAACTGATATGATCTATAACGATCCCTCCAAGATCTTCTTTTCATGTTCCATTTCATCTAAATACCACGTAACGGCATTTCGGGCAAATTCCGCAATGGTTGGATATCGTTGCAATGTAATGATTTTATCAATTAATTGTTTTTCCAATGTGGCAATCTCTAAATTGACGGCTTTGAGTTTTTTCATAAACTATTCCTCCGAATTTGATGTTTTTCGATTTCTTTATCACATTCCGCTTGCATCCGTTCATACTCCTTACATTTGATAATTTGGCGGTTAATATCTTGCATCATAGATAAGAGAATATTCTGTAAACATTCTAAATCGACGGGTTTGGTTTGTTGGCGGATATAATGCTGTAACGTAAACATCGCGTGGGTATATTGGTCGTTAGTAATTTGTTCACTCATGGTTGTTCCGCCTCGATATTTTGGTACCATTTCAGATAATCTTCGATTTGTTTTTTGACTTGAAGTTTATGAGCTGTCGCTTCTTTTAACCAATCACGATGTTTGAGTATCCGTTCTTTATGAAAAGCATTATCTCGCCAGACATCATGATTATCAATACAATGCCCTTGGCCCGCTTGGAAATACATCGGATTAGGACATGGGGTTTTATATATATCATGTTCATAAAGTTGGTCGACTTTAACAATACATTCGCCCGTAAACCCGTCCAACCAATAACAATTTACACAACAATTCGGCACTAAATCACTCATTCTAATTTCCTCCCACAAAACGGACAATTGTTTATATAAACCACATCATTTAGAATAAATACCCATTTTCGTTGATAATTTATATAAATTGAGTTCCGATATTCTTTGGGCATCTTTTCACAATCATGATAATTTTCATTCATCGCGAAACTCCTCCTCGGATCGATCAGGCGATGAACGGGCTTTATGTTTGATTTGCGGATCACCAACTTTAAAGATTAACTGATCTTTCAATTCCTTTTCAATCTTCTTCTTATCGAGATCATATTCAATCCGTTGAATCTTATAGTTGAGTTGGTCTTCGGGAGATAATTGGGCTAAAGTCGCTAAATAGTCTTTAGTCATCCGACCTTTGGCAAAAGTCCATTTGGTTGAATCAATAAAGATACCTTGAGATTGTAACTCTTCTAATTCTTTGGCTAATTGATTCTTGGCTTCGATATAAGTTGTTTTATCATCTATAAAGGATTTAGAGACTCTGGCTTGTTCTTCAACCAATACTCTAATTTTTGGTTCAAACTCTTCTTGGATTAACCCTAATTGATAATCACAATCATCGATTAAATGCATAATATTATCAATATAGAGAAAGAGATCTTTCTTTTTTGATTTCATTTTGGGATTGGTTTTAAATAAATCCCGTTCCTTCGCAAACTTTCGCAGATTCTCGGCTTGGGCTTTCTGGATCGCCGATTGGCGTTTGTCGTCTTTACTCATCGTCTTCATCCTCTTTATTTTCTTCAATTTCTTCATTATAATTCATGGGTGCTAAAGTAATTGAATATTCAAAATATTTATTTGTCGGAGTTATGATTAATGGATAATCTTCTTGTACAGTTAAACTGATTTGGTCTTCGGAAATGGCTTCTAATATTTTAATTAATTCTAATCGATTAAAATAAGCATTTTGATCTTTGCCATTAGTGCGAGTAGATTCATGTCCGACAATTAAACCTGTAATTGCGCCCTCATCTACACAAATTACATCACAACTCATTTCAGTTAATTGTAATATATCATTTTTCGGATTGGGATTAACTCGTAATGGAGGTAACGGACATAAAGATTGAATCTTTGGATGTGTCTCAATAAATTGAAGATATTGCCCTTGTAACCATCCTTGAAAAGAAAGTTTTAAAGATTCCATTTTAAATCCCTTCTGTTTGGATACTTTTAATCGTTTGGAGATTCTTCGTTTTCAAGGTTTTGAGATATTTATCAATCCCTTCATTGTATTCCGCGAGTTTGGTTTCTAACCATGCGAAACACGTTTTATAATCTTGAAAGTCTTTTTCTTCCTTATTGAAAGGAGTCGGCCATGTGTAGGCATTAAAACTAACATGCCATTTGCTGATTTCGGGTTTATATTCAAGATTCCAATTCCAGCGGGGAGGTTGTTGGTTTTCCATATGAGTCAAATCCAATTAGTTAAATTTAAAAAAGGGTAAAGAATCTATTATTCTTTCAGTTGTTTGGTTGGAAGATACTTTGAAAGCGAACTTGCTAACTCTTTCTGTTTATCTGCTTCCGCTTTATTCCGTTCAATTTCTCGGATCTCTTGTTGCTTCTTGATCTCTTCTTGAGCATTGCGATATAAGCCCATCAGATAATCTAAGACTAATTGATCTCGGTCATCTTCAGTCATGGCAATATCCCCTCGAATATAGGAAGGGAATTGGAGATTATCTTCTTTGATTTCAAATTGTGGGATTCCATTAAGGAATAAGACAATCTGATCGGTTTTAAAACTGCGAGATTTACTCGACTTAAGGCCATTACGTTCTCCATAATTAATAGAGATTTCCATATCGGTACTACTGTCTTTGTCATTAGACATATTTAATCGATTTCCTTCTTAAATTGTTTAAAAAAATCTTGTAAATCTGTTTCTGTTTTACCATAAAAAATCTTAAAGATCGATTGATCTTCTAATTCGATTCCCATTCTAAAGATTTCATGGGGATGTTGTTCCATTTCTTTTCGAGAGACTTGAAACCGTTTTAAGGCTTCTGTAATTAAAAACCAATCTTGTTCGGTATAAGGAATATGAGGAATGATATCCTTAATCGAATCAAACGGTTTAAAAGGTTCTATTTCCATATTAAATAATCTCCTTGGCTTGCGTGGTTAATAATTTTTGGTTGTGTTGAAAAAAGGTCGGACCAAAATCCGGCACATTACTATTCGTTCCTTTGAGTTTATTATTTCGAGTATAAGTGAGTTGAGTTTCGAGTATCCATTTAAGAATACAAAGCGGGGTTTTAAACAATTCTAAAAGAATGAGCGATTGTTTTTTCCCGATCCCAATTAATCCACTTAAGAAATATCGTTGTTGGTCGATTAAAGCGGTTTCCTTTTTTGCTTTATTCGTAGGATCGTGGTGGTCTTTCTTTTCAATGCTTGTTAAGAAGAAATCCATAATAATTTGCCATGTTTCTTCATGAGACGTGCTATATTCGATATGTTGATCATAATCTAAGATTAATTCTGTTTTAATCTTAACCCACATCTTTTCGGTAAAATGTTGATTAAAAAACTTTGATCCTGGTTCGATTTGGATAATAATAATGGACCGTTTAAAATTCGCATAGCGGGATGCGGATTGCTCCCACAATCGTCCATCATAAAGCGACGCTAACAAATCCGACGCATTCATGTGCATTTGGGGATTCCATGATTTCGAGATTCTCTTGATTTCAAAGACAATCTCTTCTGAGACTTGCACGTCCCCAATATTCAAATTATCAAAGACGGGTTTCCAAATACAATTTTCATTATATTGAGTTATGATATAATCTTTAAACCCGCTGGCTGCCTCACGATTATCAACGGGAATCGGATGTTGATCCATATTAAACAATTAAGAAGAAAAAAAGATTAAGGTTGACCTTATATTTTATAAGATCATTCTTTCGTCCATTTAGACGTTATATCTTTATAATCTGACGTGGAACTCGCAAAATTCGTGTAGGTAATTGTCGGATAATAGGGATAATATGGAATTGAAAGTGGATAATAAGTCTTTTCTGTTTCAATAATCTCCCATTTATTTTCGACATTCTTTTCGACAAACACACTATATTTGAAGTATTCGAGTTTTAATCGATTTAATTCCATTTCGGTAGTCGTAGCAGGGGCTAATAATAAAATCATAAATTGGTCACCTCCTTGTCTGCTTCCGTAATCTCCGTCACAGACGGAATAATATAATGGACTTTGTAATCTTGCCAAATTTTTAAACATTTACTTATTTGTTCTACAATTTTATAATCTATATCACCAAACTCTAAATCAGACCAAAGATCATCGAGTTTGTTAAGTAATTTGGCTTTCAAGAGAATTTCATGCCCACATGTTGGACACTTTTCAAGATAGTTGTCTTTATTCAATTTTAAGATCCTCCTTCTGTTTGGGTATCTCGATTTGGTCGCCCCCATAACTCCACTCCTTATGATAAGGAATCTCAAAAAAGCGACAGATTACTTGAATTTCATGAGATACAATTGTTTGAGGTAATGGTTGACAAATATTCGATCCTTCTTTCAACAACAGAATCGTATAATGATCGCTCGATTCTTTAAGTTGTAAACTTTTAATCAGTTGAAATTCTTTGCTCATATTCTTTTCTCTCCTTTTGTAAGTTTTCATACGAAAAAAGATAGACATCTTTTTCAAATTGTTCATTTTCACGATCTTCTTGTAATGTATAACAAATATAACTATATTGTTTATAATAATCTTGTCCAAATTCCGTTTTCACTGTTCCATCAAAACGATTAATCCATACAATAAGTTCTTGAGCATATAATATTTCTTTATGGATTTCACAAATAACCCCATCATTAAAATCATCTTTATTACAATCCTTTTTTGCTCGAGGATCAGCATCAGACACAATATATTGAATATGTACTTGAATTGGTTGAGGATTCATTTTACTTTCTCCTTTATTCGTAAATCATTGATCTTATATTTAGTTAAAAAATTGACAAATTGGATTCGAAATTCTTCAATAGTTGTAATGGGATTATCTAAATGATATGATTTGACTTTCATGCGTTCCATGACGCTCATTACATCCATATAATTTAAGATGAGTTTAATGAAATCAATTATAAAAGAAAATAGTTTCATTTATCTTCATGCTCCTTTAACATGATTAAGAGTTTGACCCAATTTATTAATCGTGTAATCGCAAGATCGGGTTCTTTGGTGGGTAAAGCATTTTCTAATATTTTCACTAATAACTCAAGGTGGGTATTCGGTAAAGTCATAGTTTTAGCATACACAAACCAAATTCGATTAAAGTCTTCTTGGGTAATCATTTATGATTCTCCTTACGATGTTTTTTACATTCCATATCTTTACAACGGAAGCAATGCCACCATCGAGTAATTCGATTCGATATCAACCAACGTAAATGATGATTGGCTAACCAAAGATAAATAAAATCATTCATTTAGGGTTGCTCCTTTTCATATCTAATTGTTCTAATGCCTTCCATTTTTCGACTCGTTTTAAGACCCAATCAAAAAATGCGGGTGTTGAATGATGTTCATCTTCTAAATCTGAAATC